ACACTCCCCAGCTCCACCCCCAGCTCACTCCCACTGATGACATTGAAGAAGCCAAGGCCACAGGCCGCCCGCTTCGCCAGCTTCAGCGCGGCACGTTCCCCGAGCCGGTGCAGGCCGCATACGACAGAGTACTGAAAGAACTTGTTGAACGATACGAGGTCTACGACGGAGTTAAGCAAGAGGCGACTGCGAATCCGATACGCGACCTTCAAGAGGCGATCAAGTCAGAGTACGCAAAGGTCGGGTTTACTGACAGCGAAGTATCAGACATCAGTCAAGCGATCCAAAACGACTTGCAAGAGCGCCACATGCGGGCTGAGATGAAGTGGCGTATGGGAAAAGAGGCATATGACGCACAGTACTCAGACGAGATAAGGCTGCAAACAGCCAAAGACGCGCTTAAGGACGCACGAATCTCAGTCGCGGTAAGCACAGACGTGCTGGACAAGATCATCGCTGACGGCCGTCTCAAGTCGCAATTTGAGTCACAGACATCTGGCGGGTTGGTGGCTGAGTGGGCACGCTTGCGAGTTGAAGCGATTCAGTTCGGCTACCACCCAACTGTCGAACCAACCAAGCGTCCGATCTACGGTTACCTCACATCCGGCGGAAAGATTGATGAAGACTCACTAATGAGAATTTCACAGTATGGGCAACTACAGCTTGTGCTTAAGAAAGATGTTGAAGCTCGCGCAACATATACATCAGAAGATAGCATCTCGTTTTCATCACTTGAACCGGCACCTTTTGGTGTGCCGAGCGCCGCCACTTCTGTTAGTCCCGATAACTTTTACTCGTTATACGCCGAGGCCCAGATCCACGGCGGCGTCTCGCTCCAAGACGTCGACTACGCCACTGTATTTGTGAGGCCTGCAGACGAGATAGACAGCGGGCAAAATGGAGTTAGCGAAGAAGAGTATGAGAAGATCAGTGCGGCGCTCTCGCGAGCTGGAATACGCGTCGTGCCTATAAGAGATGCCGAGGCGCTTGACGTAAACACAGGAGAGGTAAAAAATCGCTATGCTGATGAAGTCTCGTCTGCCGAGCCAGCCGAGCCAACTCCCCAGCTCCACCCCCAGCTCACTCCCACTGATGACATTGAAGAAGCCAAGGCCACAGGCCGCCCGCTTCGCCAGCTTCAGCGCGGCACGTTCCCCGAGCCGGTGCAGGCCGCCTATGACGAGCTCAAGGGACTGTTTACACAGATGTCCGAGCTTCCGCAGGGAGAAGAGATGCCGCCTGGCTACACCGAAGCTCCCCGTGCACGCCTCCAAAAGGCTGTGTTTGAGGAGTACGAAAAGATAGGATTTACGTACGAAGAGGCGATGACGATCCACGCCGCGATCACAGAAGACGTCGACAACTACCGCGAGTTCATGCACCTCAAGAAGACGTCAACACCGGAGTATTACGACAAAAAGTACGGCGACGAGGCGCGAAAAGCGCGCTCAGCGGAGGTCTTGCGAGACGCGAGGATCGCTGTTGCGGTTCCGTATGAGCTCGTTGACAAGGTCATCGGTGACGGACGGCTCAAGTCGCAATTTGAGACGCGCACGTCACGAGGCGCTCTTCACCCGACGGCGCGCACCAAGGTCGACATCTCTCAGTTAGGCTACCACCCAACTGTCGAACCAACCAAGCGTCCGATCTACGGTTACCTCACATCCGGCGGAAAGATGAACGAGCAGTCAGTCGGCGGAGTAGCGCAGTATGGCGCGGTGCAGCTTGTCATGAAGAAAGACGTGCATGGTCGCTCGACATACACCGGCGAAGACAGCCTGGGTTCGCCGAACCTCCAACCGAAGCTGTTTGGCGAGGCAAGTCCCGAGGCGACGATGTACGGTTTCGGGTATGGCGAGGCCCAGATCCACGGCGGCGTCTCGCTCCAAGACGTCGACTACGTCGCGGTTCAAGTAACGCGAGAGCCCATAGAGTTTAGCCACGACCCCGTGGTGTCTGAAGAGCAGTTTGCCGAGATCAAGGAAAAGTTCGAAAAGATCGGCGTCCGCGTGATTCGGTTTGATCGCGGCCAAGAAGTCGACCTCGCAACGGGTGAGGTCACTGGAGATAGAAAGGTTGAGGAGTCACCGGTATGAAACCAACAGTCATCGCGGTCCGTGGAGGAGACAAGCTCGTGTACACGCACGACAGCTTCAAGACGGGCGTGGCCCGCCGGATGGGCTATGTCTTGATGAAGAACGGCTCAAAGATTGACGTCATGATAGATTCGGTACTCTCACGCGGGTACTGGGAACCAGCCACAGAAGAGGACAAGCCAGAATGAGCAGCGAGAAGGAAGTCATCGTCGCGACGCAGGCGAACGGCGCCGTCAAGGTCGTGTACACCGGAACAGACGGCGACGGCCTTCCCCGCGGCTCTATCGTGACGGAGGCCGCCGACGGAAGCCGCATCACCATCGGCACCGACGTACTTCTCTACTCTTTGTTCTCTCGACCGGACACCGCCGACAGGTGGACCGTCCTCGTCGGGATCGACGAGCTCACCGCGGGCAACGTTGACCTGGTCACCGCAGGTGAGGCTGAAAACATCGTCGCCGCCGGAAGTAGCCCGTGCTGGGACGGCTACAAGCAGGTCGGCTTCAAGATTAAGGGCGGCAAGCGTGTCCCAAACTGCGTGCCGGTCGACTCCGCAGACGCGTCTCCGCAAGAGTCAGAGCTCGCAGCGTCACGGCCTGCTCCGAAGAAAGACCGCATCCACGGCTCGAAGAAAAATCCAAAGGGCTCCGCGTCCGGTGGCAAGACGATCACGTTCTCTGAGAAGACGACGACCGCGCTGAAGAACAAGGTCGCCGAGCACAACAAGAACGCACCCAAGGGACGCAAGGCGACGCTCGCGCAGCTCAAGGCCGTGTATCGGCGCGGCGCCGGAGCGTTCTCGTCGTCGCACCGTCCGGGCAAGACCCGTGACCAATGGGCGATGGCGCGAGTGAATGCGTACCTCAAGCTTCTTAGGTCAGGCCGCCCGTCAAACCCAAACTACAAGCAGGACAACGACCTCTTGCCGCGGACGCACCCGAAGAGCAGCAAGGCGAAGACCGCGTCAGCAGGCGGCAACACCGGATACTACACACCGGCTGAGCAGGACCTCGCTCGCTCGCTCGTTGAGCTCGCAGAGACGCACGGCAAGTTTGACCTAGAGGAGAACGGCATCTGGGTCGGGTACCAGCCCGCGGCCGAGAACACTGACGCTGCGATCGGTGTCAAGTGCAGCAACTGCATGCTGTACCAGTCAGGCGACACCTGCGCGATCCTCAGCTTCAAGATCGAGGATGACGCAAAGTGCCGCTTTGCGATCTTTCCAGCCGGCGCCGTCCAGGCGAAGAACCCCGCGCCTGAGGCCGTCGACGAGATCGCAGAGCTTTTTGCAGATAAAGAATATGACGAGTCTCAGCTTCTTGTCGAGCTCGGTGAGCACGAAGACTACGCCAGTGACGAGGACGCGATCTTTGCGTTTGCGGAGTACTCCGGCCTCGGCTACGAGTCGATCCCGGCGTTTCGCTCAGCGTGGCTACGCGCCGTCGAGTCCAACGAAGAACCGTTCGGTCGCGCCCGCGAACTTGCGGTAAAGTTATACGACAGCCGTGACGCCGACCTCTTGCCGAAGGTGAGTAGATGAAGAAGCTTAAGAAACGCAAGGCGTTGTGGCATAAGCACCGCGACTACCTCCAGGCAGAGGTCTCAAGGCTCGTCAACAAGGCGAACCGCGGCCTGCAGCCTGAGCGTCGCGTCACGTACGCCGCGGCGATCGAGGTCGCAAACCGCGCGCTGAAGAAGAACGCCAACCCGTTCTCCGCCGCACGCGCCTTCGGCGCGATCCGCGCGGTCAACGCGTTCATCGAGTTTGCGACCCGCGGCAAGGACGTCATCGACGCGTACAAGCACGCTGACCTGCTCCCGGTCGGGCACCCGATGTCAGCAAAGCCGAACTCGATGACAGCCGGCGCGCTTCGTCACGCACGAGCGCGCTGGTACGCGGCCGACCCGCTCGTCGATGACGAGCTGCGGCCGCTCGTCGCGGCCGCGCACGCGGCTGACTACCTGACGCCTGAGCGCGGCTACCTGTTCGCTCGACTCGCCGCGACACCGCGCTCGTCTGTGCCGCTCTGGCTGACGATCGACAACGCAGAGGCGATTGTCGCCGGAGCGCTTAGCCTCATCGGCGGAAACTCGATCGCGGCGCGCAGGATACGCGCTCAGCTCCAGCGTCGTGATCTAAGAGGCCGCTTTGCGTTCATGGGCGGCGGGTTTAACTTCAACATCAAGGTCGGAAACATATTTCGGTCGCTCTCGGGTCGCGTCGTCGGGTCATCGGGCGACAACGACATTGACATCGAGGTCATCGGTGACCCAGACCTGCCAGACGGCATCTACTCGCTGCCTGCAAACAAAGGTACCGGGGTCAAGGCGATCATCACTCCGGTAAAGGGAGCAAAGCGCACTATCACAGGCGTCGACAAAGACGCGATCGACGCGTCTACGCTGAAGCGCAAAGACACGCCTGACGGCTGGGAATCCATCAAGCCGAAGGAGCTGCAAAAGCTGTCTCCAGTTTCAGCTAAGCTGTGGCGCTCAGCCGACGGCTACTTTGTCGAGCAGACATCAGACGGCGAGCTTGTCTTGCGCCGCACTGACTTTGCGACAAACAAGCCCGGCAGCGAGGTCATGCGCAGCCGCTCGTGGGCTGACATCTCGAAGGGCGCGCTCGATGACCAAGACGACTACGCAAAGCTGATCGAGGCAGAGGCGGCGAAGGAGCGCGGCGCGCAGGGGGAGGTCGTCGACCTTGACCCGGCAAAGAACATCACGTCACAGGTCTCTGACGCCGTCAAGGACGGCAAGAAGGTCCGCTTCAGCTACGGCGGCAAGGAGCGCATCGTCACGCCAGAGAAGATCTCGACAGGCGAGAAGTCAGGCAAGCGCAACCTCCTCGGCAAGGACTCCGACGGCAACACGAAGTCATTCACGCTCGACAAGATCGAGGCCCCGCAGGCGCCAGGCGAGCAGCCGGAGGCGCCGGTCTCGGTGCCAGAAAACGCGCTTCGCTTTGACCCGGCCGGCGACCTCGACGAGCAGCTTCAAAAGGCGATCGACGACAACGTCCCGATCACGTTTGACTACAACGGCAAGACGCGCGTCGTCTTCCCAGAGGTGACGAAGGACGGCAAGCCCTCCTACTGGACTAACCCAAAGAACGGCAACGTCAACATCGTCGGCAACGAGGTCGGCAGCGAGAAGACAAAGCAGTTCACGTTGTCAAAGATCACGAAGTCAGGCGCCGGCGCTCCAACTCCGACGCCTGAGGCCCCAGCCGCGCCTGAGGTCCCAGCAGCCGATGGCTTAGATGAGGCAAAGAGCTTCCTAGCTGAGGTCAACAGACCTGGCTCTGGACACATCCGAGACAAGAAGACAGGGTCGACCAAGTCGATCTTTGAGTCGATTAGGTCTGAGCTGAAGTCAGGTGACCCTGACATGAGTGAATACTACTTTGACCAGCGTGACGCGCTGAGAGATGTCCAGACGGCAGTCGACGCGGGAGACGCCGTGGCTGCACGGGCTGCGATTGAGCGATTTGCCGAAGCGTCACGAAAGAACTTTGACAGAGACTACTCTGACTACGCGAAGCTCGCTGATGACGCCGCCGCGAAGATGGCCGCGCCTGAGGCGCCTGAGCTCCCCGAGGAGGGCGCTCCGGCGGCGCCCGCCATGCTGTCCGAGGACGAGCAGGTTGAGGTCTATGAGATCGGCGGGTACTTCATTGACGTCGCAGAAGATGAACAGACGGACGCGGCAGGAAACCGCGGACTTGTGCCTGTCCTCAAAGAGAAAGGTACGCCGGAGGCCGAGGCGGCGTTGGCCAAGTATGCTGAGTTTAAAGACGCGTATGACCGCGGGATCTGGAACGAGGCTCTCCAGCACCTGCGCGAACTTGACGAGATCTTGCAAGACTCGGCGTTTGATGACATGCGCACCGAGGCTGACTATCCGTCTCGCGCACTCGGCGCCTTTGACTTTGACCCAGACGAAGCGGCCTATGACATCGTTGACGAGATCGTGGGTGGAAAAGACCGCAAGGAGGCGGTCGACGACGTCGTAAACAGAGTCTTACCGTCTCCAGAAAAGATCAGGCGCCTCAACGAAAAGGTCGACGAGTTGGTCGCCCAGCGCGAGGCCGAAGGCGAGATGCCAGAGTCCAAAGAAGACGAGATCAAGGGCATCGCACAGATTGTCTTGGATGAGCTTGGCGATGATCCATCGGGGCTTGACATCCGAGAGGCCGTTGACTCTATCGGAGAAGAAAACTTCCTGAGCAAAGACGAGATACTCACGCTTCGTCGCGAGGTTGACGCGCTTCTTGAGGCTCGAAAACCCGACAGCAAGATCGACGACGACACCTACAGAAGCATCGTCGACGACCTACTGCCGCGCTTTGATGGAATCGAGAGCGGCGAGCTTGACCCGACGACAGAACTCGACGAGCTGGCGCAGGTCATGGCCGACGTCCCAGACAGCCCGCAAAAAGACCGGGTGTATGACTCAATCAAGGCTGACTTTGAGCGCCTCGCCAGAGGAGAGATCACGGCGACGGAGGCCAAGCGCCGCTCTGAGCGCGCCATCAACTCACTGCTCAAAGGCGCAGGAGACACCGTTCCACCCACTCCGGAGGTCCTCCCCGAGGAGGGCGCCGAGGCTCCAGGCGACGCCGAGTTTGACGAGCTGTTCACGGTGCCTAACGGCGCGTACAAGCCGCGCATCTTTGACCTGTTTACGCCACGTGGGCGTACGACCGAGAGCGCCGAGGACTACACTGATGACCCAGCCGTCCTCGCTAGTAAGTTTGACGCCGCGACGCTAGGTCGAGCGCTGCGAGAGGCTGTCTTGCCGGACGGCGGCCAGCCGGCCAGCGGTGAAGGTCTGATGCCGTTTGATGACGGAGACGAGCTCGTCCCGGCCGAGGCGCTATACGAGGCGCTCCAGCAGCAAGGTCTTGACGCCGACATGGTACTCGCCGGCCTCTATGACTCGTTGCTTGATGAGCCGGTCAACGCAGACAAGGTCCGCCAGGTCCGCGATGACATGAGAGTCGGCCCCGACGAGGCGCCGGAGCTCGCGCCGACCGGCCCGAAGTCTCGTCGCGAAGAGATTGATCTGGCTAGGTCGCTAAACCGAGAACTCGGCAGGCCAAACAGCGCGCAGCGAGCTGTCGACCTCATGGACGAGTATGGAGACGAGACAAACTCTGGCATCGTTGAGATCGCATCAACAATCAAAGAAACGGCCGAGTCTGGTGGCTTAGACGAAGAAAACCTTGTAGGCCTGTTGACAAGGTACCTGCCGTGGTCACGCGGCACGGCGCAGCAGCGCGAGGCGTTCCGTGCGCTGTGGGGCGTCGTCATGAGCGCAGACGGCGGTGACAGCAGCGGCACGCTTGAAGACGGACCGGACCTCAACGCGGATCCGGCTTCAATCTTAGGCATCGTCAGTCGAGCTATTGAAAATGCAGAAGGCCTCGACAGTGTTGACATAGAAGACGCGTACGCGACATTGATTGAAGAGTACGGCGGCTTTCCAGAGTTTGTCGCCGGGCGCAACCGCATCGCAAACGGAGAAGGCGACCTTGACGACGGTTCTACTGCGGCCGCGTTGTACCGACTGAGCAGGGTCGCTGCGGCTCCAAACACTGTGCGTCTGTCACGCTCAATCGGTGTCTCAGAAGACGATCCGCTTGCGTCAACGTACCTGACAGTCGGCGCTACGTTTCCGATGGACTCGCGCTCATTTACTGAAAATGACTTGACAGGCAAGGGATTCGCCAGCGCGATGCTGTTCAGGCCTGAAAATAACGACGCTCAGTTCGTGTTTGTCGCGGAACCCGGCGACTTAGACTCGTTCTCTATCTCAGGCGTGTCGTGGTTTGGAGAAAAAGAGCACCTCGGTGTCGGAACATACGAGGTCACAGACGTCAAAAAAGTTCCAGATCCACTGGGTCGCGGCAAGCCAAAGTACGTTGTCACGATCAAAAAGTCAGCACGCAAGGCAGAGGCCCCGAGTGAGGAAGACATCTTCGAGGACACGCGCCCCAACGTCGATGACTGGGAGATGTACAGCGGCCAGGCCGGCTCCAACGAGGGCGGCTTCTACCGAGACCCAGACGGCAACGAGTACTACGTCAAGGTTCCCAAGTCGCAGGCGCACGCAGAGAACGAGGCGCTTGCCGCGGCGCTCTACGAGCTAACCGGCACGCCGGCGGCGCGCACGCTGCTCGGCGACTCGTCAGAGGGCACGCGCATCGTCTCTCCACTGATCCCCGGAGCGACAAACGAGCTTGAAGATCGGCTCTATGACGAAGACTACATCAAGAAGCTGCGTGACGGCTTTGTCGTCGACGCGTGGCTCGCCAACTGGGACGTCGCAGGCCTCGTGTACGACAACGTCATGTCTGACGCGGATGGCAACCCTGTCCGCGTTGACCCGGGTGGCGCGCTCGTGTTTCGTGCGAGAGGCGCACCGAAGGGTGGCGCTTTTGGCGACTCGGTCGGCGAGCTCGACACGCTGCGCGACCGAGACCTCAATCCGCAAAACTCGAGGATCTTTGGCGGCATCACCGACCAAGAGCTTGTAGACCAGGCCAACAGGCTGCGTGCGATCGAGCCAGAGGCTGTCGACGCTGTCGTTGACTCGATCGTCAGCGACCCAGAGATGGCCTCGATGCTCAAGATCCGACTGCGTAACCGCCGCGCCGACATCTTGCGACGCATCTTAGGTGTCGACGAGTCCGACGACATGCCGGTCGTTACAACCACTGAAAAAGTGTCGGCTCGTGAGCTTCGAGCTGGAGACATCCTTGACGACGGCTCGTTTGTCGTCGAGAGCGCGTTTGTCGACGACGAGACGCCAGACGGAAAGATTAGCGTGCAAGGCTACTATCCAGGTGGCAAGTCGCAGCGTCTTGAGTTCGGGGTCGACGACGTCAATGACGTCGCACGAGGTGGAAAGACTCCGCCGAAGGGCGACCTTGAGCCGCTGCACAGACCAGAGATCTCGCCTGACGCGTCTCCAGAGGAGATCGAGGCGTGGCGTGACGAGCTCGCGAGGTTTGAGACTGACAAGGCCGTTCGTGCGGCACTCAACTGCGGCGGCTCAGGACTAACCGCGGCCGTCGGACCAGAAAACGGACCGTGCTCGGTCCCGTCTGTCGATGCGCTGATTAGGAAGGTCCAGGCCAAGCCGACAGACAGCGCGCCGCAGGAGGTCCCGAGCAAAGACGGCGTCGACGTCACTACGCAGCAGGTCGCCAAGGCGCTCAAGGACGCGGAGAAGGACGTCAATGACGCGCTTCAGGTCGTCGACGAGGACCCCGGTGTCAAGCTCATCGTTAAGAAAAACGCAAAAAAGGCTGCCGACGCCGCGAAAGACGTCATCAAGCGCTTCCGCAAGGGTGACATCGACGCCGACGAGGCCCAGGCCGAGCTTGACAAGGTCATCGGCGGACTCGACAGGAAAAACGACGACCTAGACTACATCGCGACAGAGATCGAGCGCGCCCGTGACGTCTTCAGCGGCAAGGCGTTTGAGCCGGTGCAAGACCCAGACCTGCCGCCGATGGGAGCGACAGATCCGAAGACAGGTCGCGTGCTCGGCGTCGCTAAGGACGGCACGACGATCATCAAGCCTGGCATGCTCGTCCGCGGTAAGAACGGCTTTGAGGGCGTCGTCGATAGGTACGCCAACAAGTCTCAGTGGCACGGTGTCTTTGTGATCGACTCGAAGACCGGCAAGAAGATCAACAAGGTCACGTGGTCGCTCGAGCCGATTGACCCCTCCGACGCAACAGGCGGCTTCAAGACCTGGGACAAGAAAGCGCGCGAAAAATACGAGCAGGCGGTCGAGGACGGTAAGCTCCCAAAAGCTGAGGCCCCCTCGGGGGCGACCCCGGACGAAGAAGAAAAACTCGGAGACGAGATCTTGGCGCCGGAGCCCGAGGCGCCGACCGCAGACCTGCTAGAAAAAGCCGAAGAGCCAAGCAAAGACGCCGCTCCTGTGATCACCTTTGCTGAGGCCACCAAGTCGGAAAAAAGTGACCTAGTTGACCTCACGGCGAGCGCTGAAACCATCTTTGCGCTGTCAACGTACTCGAGCACAGTCGGCTTCACGTATATGCGTAACAAGGTCGACGACATAAGAGGCAAGCTTGAGGAAGGAGAGTACACGCTTGAGACGCTTAAAAAAGACATGGAAGAGCTGGTCACTTTGGCTAGGGACCGATTCGACCAGCATATGGAAGCTGACAAAGGATTTATGCCTGGCGTTAACTTTGGATCAGAAGTCAACGACACCAAGAGGCAGCTTCAGGACGCATATGAACTTTTTCAGTATACCGCAAACGAGCGGCTTAACGGCACGCGTTGGGCGCCGCAGGACGGGACCCCTGCGACAGCGCTTCCGCCGCTTGACATCTTGAAGCACGACCCACGTGACCTTAGCGAGCTGTGGCTGTCAGATTTTGATGCCGAAGACAAGAAAAAGACAAAATACGAAGGCATCGCGTCTCTTGCCAAACTTCTCAATGACGACGCGCTAAGAGTCACCCTCCCGGGAAAGCCCAGCGAGCTTGCTGATATCGAAAAGGTCGTTAGCGCGATGTACTCTACGGGAAAAAAGCCCTCCACGGCGGAAGAAAGCGACTCGCTCTACGCGATCGGGCTACTGGCTAAGCGGATCGGCGACGCCACCGTCCTCACAAAGCTCGCGCTCGCGCTGCGTGCAGAGACTATCTCTGAGCTGGGGCTATCAAAGAGCGACAAGTTTAAGTCTCCCGACAGCCCCAGCGCTGAGCAGATAGCTCAGTCGGTCGTAGACATAAACCGCTTGGCTAAGGCAGTAAGCAGCGCGGCGAGTGTAAGCGCGGCCAAAGGAGACAGGAACGCGCTCACGCTTCTTAACGAAGCTGACAGGCTGCTTGTGCTCAAGACGCGCGTGAACAGGATGATCGAATCCGCTAAATATCAGTCATACGACTTTTCTCATAGGTACAACTCGGCATATGTCAAAGTCAAGGAGCGCGAAGCCCGAAAAGCGCCTTTTAGAGGTGGTGGCATGTTTGACCCAGCAAAACCGGCCTACCGCGACATCGACGCAGATCCGGTTGACTGGTCTACTCCCGCTAGTCCAAAGATACTTTCAATTGACGACGCAACCCAACGGTCGGTCGCAATCAAGGTGCAGCGAGACGAAGAGATAAGCAGCCGCACCACAGCTGACATCGTCCAGACGCTCGGCGACGGCACGGACATTGAGGACATGGTCATCAACGTTGTCACCGGCATGGCGCCTCCGCCAGGAGGCGGGCCGCAGTATGTCTCAAAGACCAGGTACCAGTACAAGTTGACGTCATGGGCGTCGGACGACTTTTTCAAAGACGTAGTAGGCAAAGAAGACAGTGGCTTTACGGTAAACCGTGACCAAACCGTTCCTAACGCAAGGTACGAGCCTTCTATCCAGATAGGCATTCCAGGCGAACAAACACTCGGGACGTACACGGCTGTTAGCTATGACGTGGAATGGAAAGACAGCGACACAGAAAGCGGTACATGGACGAAGACCGTCGACGTCGACGGATACGACGTCACGATCAATTACGTCCGCTCGCGCAACAGTGGAGACGCGCCGCTCAAGGCATTTGACGGCTTTGTTTCAGTTGACGTGCCTGAAGGGACGCCGACACAGGTGGTCGCAAAGGCGCTGCAGGCGGGCGGAGTCAGAGACCCCGGCCCGGGAACGAGCGAGGCTCTACAGCTGCTTATCGAAAACAGGATGGTAAGCGTGCTTGGAGGCAAGGCGGACCCGACGGTGTACGTGACAGACCCCGCTAGGCGAAGAGAGGTGCTAGACAGCATCTTTGAAAAATATGGAGTCAGACCAGAAGACTTCACCGTCAAGATCGGTAGCGGCGGAAAGGTAGAGATCGTCGGTCCGCCGTCGCTTGGGAAAGCGATAAGAAACAAGACAGGCGTCGACTTGCTTCACCACACAATAACGACTACTAACTTTAGTGGAGGCAGCATGAGCAATGAAGGGCAGCAGGGCGTCATCAACGGCATCGCCGACATGCTTAAAGATGGGCAGGCGCTGCGATCGTCAGTGCAGCGTGCGCTGCACGGCAGCCGCGCGCTTGGACAGTCTACGTACCGTGACATAGAAACAGGCGGAGCAGACTACGTGTTCTTCACGCCGAGTGACATGAGCAGCGGAATGGCGTCACACATACTTTATGGAGAAAACAGCACATCGGGAGTGACGTTCGTATACGATTCAGAGACGATGTTTCGGCGCATAGACTTCTACGCCAACGAAGGCGACTACTTCGGCTTTCGCACCGTGCCTGAAGAGTCACTTGAGCCGACCACAGACTACGTCATCGGCAAAGTCAAGAGAACCTCTTATGAGGTCATGTTCAAGGGAGAGGTCAGCCATGACGACATCGGGTTTATCCTTGTGTCATCGAGAGACAAGAAAGACGCTCTTGTAAAAGCTCTTGAAGACCGCGGCGTCACAGAGATCGGTGGCAAGCCAATCAGGCAGGTAGTCACGTTCGGCATATCGAAGGACGACGAGGCGCTAGAAAACCCGATTGTTCAAAAGTATATTGACCCGGCGTATATCAAGTTCATACGCGGCACGCAAACCAGCAAGACTCCACCCCAACCGCAAGCGTGAGGCACCGACATGCTGTTTGAAAAGCAGGTAGAAGAAAACCAGTCAACGGTCTTTATCATGCCGGCTCCGGCCGTCATGGAGGTACGAAGAAAAGGCGGCGCTCGAGAGAACCGCGTGGCCTACTCAGTCTCGATCTCTCCGCCAGGGCGCGATGAGACCAGAGCGGTACTCATCGGGCGCTCAGACGGGACCGCCAAGGCGTACCTGGTCGAGAACCTCGACGCCGTCAAGGTCGCAGAAGACCGGTCAAATATACGCTTTTCGGCCTACGGAAACACGTATAAGATAAGAGCGGTAAGGTTTAGCGACGCAGACTGGGCCCTCGGCCGCTCGGATAAGATCAACAAGCCAAAGAACATGGAAGAGCTCAAGACGATGCTGCTGAACAACCGAACCATGTGGAGCCTATAGTGGCAGTCTGGCCGACATCTCTTGGTCCTGATGACCTCCTCTACGTTGCAGAAGACACGAGCGACGAGACCGTCAAGTACTTGGTCCTCTACAGTAAGGAAAAAGACGGAACGTTTATCCGTGACGGGCGTGCGTGGGCTCAGGTCGAGGAAGAGACGCTCGAAGACACAGCCGCCTACAGGGTCAAGCTTTCGTTCATACCATTTTTTGACAAGCAGGAAGAGGCCGAAAAGAAGATCAATGTGGCCGACATCCGCAGGTTCATTGAGCCTGAAGACATGCCGATCACGGCGGCGGCCGCGGCAGACTGTCCGCCGGCGACACAAGACGTAGCGCTCAACCTGCGCAACCGCGAGAACGCGATCAAGTCCGCTGGATACGGCCCGCTCAACCCGAAGCTGCCAAACACGGAGTTCTGGCAGAAGAAGGCAGATCGCTGGACTGTCTCACCTGACGACGCAAAGCAGTCGCTCTGCGGAAACTGCGCCGCGTTCATCGTCACGAGCAAGATGCTTGACTGCATCGCCGAGGGCTTGAAGTCCGGTGGTGGCCCTGCACGAGACGCGTGGGAGACGGTCGAGGCCGGCGCGCTTGGCTACTGCGAGGCGTTTGACTTTAAGTGTGCTGCGTCGCGGACGTGCGACGCGTGGATCACAGGAGGACCGGTAACAGGTGACTAAACTATACGGCGTGTCTGGCGACTTTGCGCTCTTTACAGATGACCAACGGGCGCAGGGAGTCGTCATTGACATCGCGCACAACATCGTTGACGACGCAGGCGACTTTTCTTTGCTTGCAAGCGCGCACCGCTGGGCGGTCGAGCCGACGCCAGTGCCAAAGTCGGCACTTGACCTTGCGACAGGCGCACTTGCAGACTTGAGCGTCCAGATTGTTGCGTCAGCCGGGCGCATGTACACGATCCCAGCCGGCGCAAAGGCCGAGGCCGAGCGAGGTCTAAAGTGGAGGAAAGAGCACGGACGAGGAGGAACGCCTGTTGGAGTTAACACCGCACGCACACTCGCGCGCGGCGGGCAGATCGGCATCGAGAAGGTGCGTCACATCGCAAAGTACTTTCCACGGCACGAGGTTGACAAGAAAGGCAAAGGTTACAAGCCAGGCCAAGACGGGTTCCCGTCAGCGGGACGGATCGCGTGGGCGCTGTGGGGCGGTGACACGGCGTGGCGCTGGGCACGAGCCATCGTCGAGCGCGAAAACAAGAAGAAAAAGTCAGTACGCGCCGGTGGCTACGTTGTCAATGAAAACTATGCAGAGTACGACGACTACAACGACCTAGTAAGCCTCAGGGGAGACGTAGAGGCGTTCAAGCTCGCAAAAGAACTTGGAGAGAGCGGGTTTGGTCCGGAGTTTGTCGCCAGAGTGCGGCTTGACGGCAGCGGCATCGACCGCGTGTACAAGGTTGAGAATGACGGTTCGGTCATGGTGTGGGATGATGGCTACTGGGACAGCCTAGGCACCACTGACGGAGATGTCTTGACGTATGACAAGGCGCTTGATGACCCGTATGACAGCGTAGAAAAAGACCACATACTTGTTGACGCCGACTCGGCGATGGCGATCTGCGCAAGACTTCACCAGCAACCATTCATGTCGGTACGCGCCGAAGACATTGACCCAGAAGAGGCGCAACTTATCTTGCTCGGGCTCGATGAACTTGACTGGAGCGAGATCGAGATGGCGATGGTCGCCGCCGGAGAAGGCGGACTTGATGACGAGTCTCCTGGAGTATACACTCCAGAAGAGCGGTCAGAGAAGGCCCAGGGTCAGGTGCGCGACAAGGGCGGCAGGTTTGCCGCGATGGGCTCTCGAGTCGTCGTCGGCGGAGACATGAAGAACGGGCGCGGAAGCATCACCGGAATCAACCCTGCGACGCAGGAGGTGTCGGTGAAGCTCGACAACGGCAACACCGTGAACGTCGCGGCGAACCTCACTGAGAAAGAAGAAGACGCGCAGCAACGAGCCGTAGCCCAAGAGGGTGGAAATACGGACACCGCGCCGCTTGACACCTCAGGAATACTTGGCCAGCCACGTGCGCCGATCGACAGGCCGAAGGCGCAGATACCAGGCGCGCTGCCTGCGCTGTCGCCAGAAGACCTCCGGACCGTGCTGTATGACTACCCCGCGTGGGTGAAGTCGATGCGCGACAAGCAGCAGGCCGAGCGCTTTGAGACGCCGAAGCCGCAGCAACCGGTCGGCGACAACGCGCCTGAGCCGGAGGCGAGTGAGTACCGAAAGGGACTCGAAGAGCGCTCTGGAAAGAAGACGATCCTCGACGCGAAGCAGCACCCGATGCTCAAGGACTTCTTCAAGCGCAAGAAAGAGAGCGCGCTGTACTACAGCCCGATCACGTCAGCTGGCGCGGAAAAGTACGCTCCGACAGGAAAAGAACGCGGCAAGGCGCTGACTCCAGAGACGAGTGACGTCCCGCCGATGTACCTCGCGCTCGTGTCACCCGACGACCCACGCGCCGTGCTCGACCTCGTCGCGATCGTGCCGAAGTCGACGATGATGCCGTCGCCGATGACGTTCAAGCGTGTCGACGGCAAGTGGGAGCAAGACACGCAGATCCTCGCCGACTTGTCATCGCCGACGCCGCCTCCGGTCGTCGCGCTCGACAACTCAACGTATGAAGACGTCCTCAAGCAAGTCGACGGCGCAATGACGTCGAGCGCGGAGTTTGCGCAGGGAGGGATCGACAAGAACCGCGGCAACGCCGGTGCGCTCGTCGCGAAGGGCGGCCTTGACCGCAACCGTGGCAACGCCGAGAAGCTGCGCCGGTACTGGCTGTATGGCCGCGGCGCGCTGAAGATCCGCTGGAACACGCCGGGTGACTGGACACGCTGCTTCAGGCACCTTGTCAAGTACATGGGTCCGCGTGCCAAGGGCTACTGTGCGCTGCGGCACAAAGAGGCGACTGGCCTCTGGACCGGAGACAAGTTGCACAGGCAGATCTATGGCTTCGGCAGAAACAAGGCGTTCTCTACTGACTCAATCGTTGCAGAAGAACGGTATATCCAGCTTGCGGCGCTCAACGCCGAGTCAAATGACGTCGCGTCGCGCGTCATCACGGCCGGAGGTTACACAGACGGACCTGACGGCTGTGCGTTTTACATACCGCTCGTAATTCCAGAAGACATTGAGTCTGGCGACGGACGTAAGTTCAACAAGGGCGCGATCGCGATGCGCGAGCTTCCACTTCCGCTGCTTTGGCAGATCAAGACCGGTGACGGGCACAACGGCTCTGTCGTGGTCGGTCGGATCGACACGATGGAGCGGACTGAGCAAGGAATCGGAAACGCTACCGGCGTGTTTGACTCCGGTCCGTACGGTCGCGAGGCAGAGCGGCTTGTAAAGTCTGGGTTCTTGCGCGGCGTCTCCGCGGACCTCGACCAGTTTGAGGCCGACTCAGAGAAGGCGGCCGACGTGGCTGGTGGAGACAAGAAGCCAGACAAGATCGGCGGCGACAAGATCAACATCACCAAGGCCCGCGTGATGGCTGTGACAATCGTGCCGAAGCCTGCCTTCGAGCAGTGTAAGATTCAAGTAACAGAGGCCGTCGAGTACGCGCCTCAGGTCATCCAGGAGGATACCGTGATTCCAGACGGAGAATACACAGAAGAGATGGACGCGCTCGCCGCAGAGTCAATCGTGGCGTCGGGTGCGATCGCCGCGTCGATCCCGGTCGTTCCGCCGGCAGGCTGGTTTACAGACCCAAAGCTCGACAAGCCGACACCGCTGACCGTAGACGACGCAGGTCGCGTGTTCGGCCACATCGCGGCATGGCACGTCGACCACATCGGCATGACCGCAGGCACCAAGCCGCCACGCAGCAAGAGCAAGTACGCGTACTTCCACACCGGAGTCGTCCGCGCCGATGACGGCAAGGACTACGCCGTCGGGCAGCTTACGCTCGCCGGTGGCCACGCGCCGCTCGAGGCGAGCGCCCGTGACGCCGTCAAGCACTACGACGACACTGCGTCCGCGATCGCCGACGTGCACGCCGGTGAAGACTCTTACGGCATCTGGGTCGCCGGCGCACTGCGCCCAGGCACGACTCCAGAGCAGGTCCGTGCGCTTCGCGCCTCGGCACCGTCAGGCGACTGGCGCCCGATCCGCGGCTCGCTCGAGCTCGTCGCGGTCTGCCAGGTCAACGTCCCTGGTTTTCCGATCGCACGCGCACTCATGGCCTCTGGCAAGGTGCACGCTCTCGTCGCGGCAGGCGCCGCTGTCCTCGCCAAGCTGAAGGCAGACGACCCGCTGCTCGCCCTCAACAAGCGACTCGAGGAGGTCGAGAAGATCACTAAGGCACCGCTCGAGGCGCAGGCGCAGGCCGCAAAGGCCCGCTTTGCAGAGGCTAAGGCGCAGCGCGCCGCCGAGCTTGCGGCAAAGTCCGAGGAGCTTTCAGCGCGAGTCGCGTCGGCTGTCGGCTATGACGAGGCTGGCTACATGCCGATGACAAAGCGCCGCAAGCTCGCAGATGAAGGCAAGGCGCTGCCAGACGGCTCGTACCCGATCCGCAACGTCGATGAGCTCAAGGACGCGATCCAAGCGTACGGCCGCGGTAAGAAGTCAAAGCGCGCCGCGATCCGTCGACACATCATGAAGCGCGCACGCGCGCTCGACAAGTCTGACCTGGTCCCGGAAAAGTGGAAGACGGCGTCGCTGTTCATCGAAGAAGATGACGTGTCGACCGATGAGCTTCGCGCCCGCGTTGCGTCCGCCAAGGAGATCGCGCAGTTCGCGGACATCTCACCGAAGGTGCGCGAGCGACTTGCAAAGACAGGCAAGGCACTGCCGGATGGCTCGTACCCGATCCGCAACACCAGTGACCTGAAGAACGCGATCCAGGCGTACGGCCGAGCGAACCCAGAGGACAGGGCGAAGGTTCGACGCCACATCGTCAAGCGCGCACGCGCGCTCGGCAAGAGCGACTTGATCCCAGAGAACTGGGAAGAGGCGCCAAAGAGCGCAAAAGAGGACTGACTCGAGTGGCTGAGAGGCACCTAGGAGAGTTTGCAAGAAAGCCGGGGATCTACGTCTCCGGCAAGACGCAGCCCCGTGACGCCAAGGGTAAGTTCCGCCAGGTGCTCGCCCGCATCAAGGAAGACCTCGGCAGGACAGGTCTCGACGACGCGATCAGCAAGATCGAGGAGGCCGAGAACCTAGACGACGCGGGAAACTACGCGGCGGCATATAGCGCCGCGGCAGAGCTTCGAAAGATCTTTGAGCGCCTCGACAGCGGAGCTCTCAACGCTGACTCGGTAGAGAACGTCCGCGAGGCCGCGAGAGCTCTTGGAGAGGTCATGGCCAACCTACCGCTGCCGTTCGGCCAGGAGACCCAGAAGGTCCGGTTCAGCGACCTGCCGCCGGTGCTTCGAGACCTCATGAAAGACATGATGCAGAGGGTTGAGGAAAAGATCGGCAAGAAGGACGCAGACGTCGCGTCACAGAAGCTTCGGACGTATCAGTCTGGCAATGACGTCTTGTCGCATGGAGAGGTCTCCGGCGAGATGTCAAAACTGTTGCGATTGCTTACTTGAACTCGTGCTATAGTTGACATTAGGTGAGCGCCTGGCGCTGTTGCGCATAGTCCCTCTCCGTGACCCATCCAAAGTAGTCCGCATCCGCGGCTGCACAACTGACTGACCCGAGGAGGGACAGTGGACCAAATCAAAACACAGATCGACACGATCACGGAGCTGTCGGACGAGCAACTCGCCGCCCTGCAGAACGAAATCGTTTCGACGTTTGAGAAGGTCGAAGGCGAAGAGCCGACTCCTCAGTCCGTCGACAACATGACACAACTTGCCGACATGCTCGACACGGTTCGCGCAGAGGCTAAGCGTCGTGAGGCACAGGCTCAAGAGCTTGCCGCACGCGCAGCCGAAGCCGCGGCCCGAGTCAAGGGCGGTGAGGGTGACATGGAGATGCCAGAAGCAGAAGAGGCCCCTGAAGCCGAAGCCCCAGAGGAAATGCCCGCTGAGGAAAAGGAAGAAGAAGAGGAAATGCCTGCTCCAATGGCAGAAGCGTCGACAGCGACTGAAGTAGCCGCCGAACTTTCGACCGAAACAGCAGAAGCACCGGCGCAGCCGGCAGCTGAAGCAGCGGCAGCACCTGTCGCTGAGGCAGTTGTCGAGGCTCCAGCCGAGGCCGAAGCAGCAGTGACAGAACAAGCAACAGCAACATCAACAAGTGCGCCAGAGGCGCAGGAAGCAGAAACAGTCGTGAGCTCAGCAGCTAACGAAGAGAAGACCGAGGTCGCGGAAGTCACAACCTTCCAGGCACCGGCTGATCACGCTCCCAAGGTCAAGTCGGAACCCGCCCCGGTGACAATCACCGCCGGCGCGGACATCCCCGGCTACACCGCGGGCAGCCCGATCAACGACATGAAGGAAGTTGCCGAGGCGATGGCCAAGCGTTTGCATGGTCTCCGCCGCGTCAACGGCGGTGACGGCGAGCAGCACATCGTTGCCTCGTTCAGCACCCACTACCCGGAAGAGCGCATCCTCACGCAGGATGCCGAGTCCAACTGGGCGAAAGTCCAGGCCGTCACAGGCCCTGAGGCCCTCGTTGCCTCAGGCGGACACTCGGCTCCGTACGAGGTCCGCTACGAGATCTTCGGTCTCGGCACAACGGAGCGCCCCGTGCGCGACGCGCTGCCGAAGTTCTCGGCCGACCGCGGTGGTATCCGCTTCATCACACCGCCCGTGCTCTCGAGCTACGGCAGCGCGGTGGGTGTGTGGACAAACGCCACAGACACCAGCCCTGGCACCGATGTCAAGACCAGCCTGACAGTCGCCGCCGCAACGGAGAACACCGTCGCGACCGACGCCGTCACGCTGCAACTGCAGTTCGGTAACCTGATGACACGCGCGTACCCGGAACTGATCGCTCGCCACAACGAGCTCGGTCTGATCCAGCACGCTCGTGAAGCTGAGCAATACCTCCTCGGCAAGATCAACGATGCCTCGACGGCCGTCACGACAAGCTCCCTCATGGGCTTCGCTCGCGACTTCCTCGTCAACGTCGGTCGCGCCGCGGCGGCATACCGCTCGCGTCATCGCATGGCCACAGACGCCCCGTTGCGCATGATCGCGCCGGCATGGGTGAAGGACGCGATGGTCGCTGACCTCGCCCTCAACATGCCTGGTGACAGCACGCTCAACGCCACAGGCGAAGTCGAGGGTTACCTCGCATCGCGCGGCGTCAACGTGACATTCACACCGGACCAGAACGTGTTCGGCTCGCAGGGCGCAACGTCGCTCGTCGAGTTCGCTGACTCGTTCAAGTGGTACCTCTTCGCCGAGGGCAGCTTCCTGTTCCTCGACGGCGGCACCCTGGACCTGGGCATCATCCGCGACTCGACACTCGTCGGGACCAACGACTACAAGATGTTCGTTGAGACCTTCGAAGGCGTCGCGTTCGTCGGCATCGAGTCCCTGGCGATCACATCGACCATCGCGGTCAACGGCGTGGCAGCAGCCCTCCGTGACACGACTGGCGGTGCGGCAGCCGCAGCCATCGAGTTCTAATCCAACTCGGTAGGTAAGAAATCGGATGCGGGGGAGTCCTGGGAAACCAGGCTCCTCCGCAGTTCGGTTAGAATAAGGTCCGGCAACCGACACGCAAAGGCACGAGATGGCTTTTCCAACAAACGGAGTAGTAAAAGCTCCAGCAATCACGCCGCCAGACTACGGCATTCTTTCCGTCGTAAAGCCAGAGAGCTCAACGAACGAAGACCGCTGGATCCGCGGTTTCTCACAGGAGTGGGACACGTCGCTGTACTCAGCCAAGCTGTGGGACGACACAGACACGACGAGCCAGACGATCGCGTCAGACGCGACTCCGACGTACTACACCGAGATCAAGCCGTTCTTCATCGAGGTTGAGGAGGTCCGCTCAACGCTTGGCTTCTTAGGCATCGACCGCATCGACAAGCTCACAAAGCAGGTCGAGGGCGTCACGCAAAAGTCGCTTGAAAACGAGCTTTGGACGGGCGCGATCCGCAAGGGTGAGAGTCACGCAAACCTGGCGTTGTCAGATGCAAGCGCAACCGTGCTTAACGGCGGCACCGCGCTCAGTGCGGCGCGTGCGCTCGCACTTCTTGAGCACCGGATCGGACTAGACTCTCCGTGCGGCGAACGCGGCGTCATTCACATGACCCGCGACACGGCCGCGATCCTCTCGGCGAACTACATGCTCTTCCACAAGGAAGACGGCCGAATTGAGACAGTCTCTGGCACTCCAATCATCATCGGCTCAGGGTACACCGGACAGGGCCCTGCTGGAGACGCAAACGAGACGCCGACGGCCACAAACAAGTGGATATATGGCACGGGCACGGTGAAGATCTACCTCGGAGACATTGACGTCGTCAACGACAACCTCTCTCAAGCCTACAATGTCTCCGGAAACCAGAACGACATGAGAATAAAGGCAATTCGACCGGCGGCGGTCTACTTTGACGCGACTATTCACCTCGCGATCAGGGTTGACCTCTCGGTGTAAGATTACGAAGAACTAGTCACCAAGGAGCAACTCCACATGGCAACACAAGACTACGCAGCAAGCATCCAGGGCGTTGCGATCCGCGTGACGCGGCTTGACGCGTCGGGCAACCTGCTCAACAACGACGGCGACAGCTACACGACAAGCGCGTTCATGCGCATGTCGTTCACGCCGGAGTACGAGGAAGGCGATGAGATCATCGAAAAGTCAGCGGACGGCACGATCTGTGTGTCGTACAAGGCGCCGAACACCTTCAAGCGCATCACGATGGAGCTCGCGATCTGTGAGCCGGACCCGGAGCTGACGCAGCTCATCTCGGGCGGTCTCTTGCTTCGCAAGAACCTCGGCACGTTCGCATCGCCTGACCGCCAGAGCATCGGCTGGTCGGCACCGGCGGTCGGTGATGACCCGTCGGGCTTCGGCGTCGCGATTGAGTGCTGGTCGTTTGCAGTGGCCGACGGCCGCCGTGCGGCGACACGCCCGTACTTCCACTGGGTGTTTCCGTACTGCAAGCTTCGCCAGTCAGGCGACCGCGTGATCGAGAACGGCATGCTCGCGACAACGTTTGAGGGCTACGGCCTCGGCAACGTCAACTTCAGCAACGGCCTTGATGACCGCTGGGAGTTTGCTGCGGCGACAGAGCGCGCGTACTCATACGCCCGCTCATCGTGGGCACCGACAGGCCGCAAGGGCTTCTACTCGTGGCACGGCGACCTCACCGAGACGGTCAGCAACGTCGCACGCACGGGTTCGACCGCGACGGTCACGACGTCCAACGCGCACGAGTTTGAGACCGGTGACACTGTTGAGGTCGCTGGCTTGACGACGACAGCGCTCAACGGGACATACACGGTCACAGGTACGCCGTCAAGCACGACGTTCACGTACACCACGTCGACAAGCGGCACAATCGGCTCGACAGCCGACAGCGGCACCGCGGTGGTCTACGCCAACGGCCGACTGGTCAGCGACTTCTTGTCGCAGGGGTCGACGACCTCGTACAACGTACCAGGAAACGTCGACTACAATGCCGACAACGCGGTGGACTTCATCATCGCGTCAACGGAGGATCCGACCTCCTGACCTTCGACAAGCGGGCGGCGCGCAACAGTGCAGTGTCACTAGCGCGCCGTCCGCTAGTCACACCAGCGTAAAGGACAGCTCAGCAGATGTCAAACCTCTGGATAACACCAAGCGAGCTCGGAGAATATGCAAACAGCGAGTTTTCGTACCAGGCATGCAAGTCAGCGTCGCAGCTTCTGTGGGCGATGTCTGGAAGAAAATACTCCGGGATCAACACCGTCACCGAGCGCTACATCTGCACAACCCGCCGCTACAGGTACGGAGCATCTGAGCGCAACTTCACGGCCGAGCTACTCAACGGCAACGTGTACAACATCCCATACCAGGACTTCAACAACTACGTCGACGTGACGAGCGACGGCTTGACACCGCAGTCGCGATTGCGGCTGCGCGGACGGCCTGTCATCGAGATCCACAACATCCGCAACCGCGCCGGCGAGCAGATCTCGCCGGCAAACTACTACCTTGTCGACCACTCGACAATCCAGGCCACGCAGGGCGTCCCGTGGGCGCCGTGCGACATCGAGGTGACATACACCTACGGCGCGCAGGCACCAGAGCTTGGGCGTCAGGCCGCAAAGTACATGGCGATCCAGTTCATCAAGCTTTGGTCCGGCGAGGACTGCGACCTACCGGCGCGCGTGACGTCTGTGTCGCGCCAGGGCGTCTCGTACACGGTCCTCGACAGCCAGGAGTTTATCCAAGAGCTGCGCACCGGTGTCTACACGGTCGACCTATTCCTCAAGTCAGTGAACCCGGACGGCGCTCGAGCGCGCGCACGGGTGTTCAACCCTGACGTACCGCGTGCGCGCACCTACACGCCTAAGGCCGCCAAGCTTGGCAAGAGTCTGCTCGACATCGCGGTCTCGCAGCACACCTACGGCTCGATGACGATCGCGCTGGACAAGATCAACGCTGAGTTTCTTGTCGACGAGCCGGGCTGGTTGCCTTCTGTGACGGTAAGAAACTTCGCTGAGTCTCGATCAAAAGAACTTGACTTGTCTGCAGTTCAGTTCTTAGAGAGTGACACAAAGATCAAGGTCACCGTAAGCTACGCAGATGCGTTTCCAATCTTGGGCAAGGTTGACCCAGGTACGTATGACCTGTACGCATCAAGGCCACACCCGCTTTTTCCTGGCGAGACAGAGACCGCATACATCTGCTCAGGTAACCTCAAGATCTCGCTCGCGACGTCAATTGTCGACGCGATCACCCTTGAGCCCGGCAATCCGCTGTAGGAGCAAGCGTGCCGCGGCCAGCACCAAGAAAGAACAAAGAAGACTACCTGCCCAACGGGCAACCCGTTGAGTCACCGTCCGCATCGCGCCCGGTGCGCAAGTGGCGTAAAGATCAGCAGCAAGAAGAGCAGCAAGAACAGCAGCAACCGGAGTAAAGTAGACGTATGACAAGTATCATCGACATCTCAGGAGTAAACCCAGACGCGCTTAACCTGCGTGACATGCTTGAGGGAATACTTGAGCGTGTTGAAAACGTCTACGCCTCGTACAACGTCCCGATCCCGGCGCGGCGCTACTGGACGATGGGCATGCCAGCGATCGACTGCGAGCAGCTTGTCGTGCACTTTATGCAGGCGTACCTCGGCGCACCTGGAGCGCAAGACAGCACGCCGAACAGGTGTAACATCGTGCGCAGTGCGACGATCGCGATCTCAATCGCGCGCCAGCTTCCGGTCGTCGTCACGCAGGGGACAAAGCCTCCTTCGCCGGAGAAGATCTCCGCGGGGTCTGAGATCTCAGCCGTAGACGCGTGGGTGTTGCTGCAGTCGCTCAACCTGTTTGACATGTGGGAGCCGCAGGGAGTGTACGGTCCCGGCGTGATCGCGACAGTCGAGTCGGGCGACCCAGAGGGCGGGTTTCGCGTCGTCACGATGCAGCTTACGATGGCGATTCCCTGATGCCAACAAGAGCGCACATCGTCTGGCGCAGGCCCGTCTTGCATTACTACCTCAATGAGCCTACAGGCGAGGTCGGTAGGTACCTATGGGATAAGTCGATGTACTTCATCATCGCGGCCAAGCGTCAAGTTGGAGTGCGCACGCGCGAGCTTCAGTCTTCTATAACGATCTTAGAAAAGTCGGCGCGCAGAAACGGCCAGGTGTGGCACATCGGTTCGCGCATGCCGTATGCGTACTACCACCACGAAGGCACGCGACCGCACGTCATACAAGGAAAGCGAAGAACCCAGTATCGTCGAAGAGTACTGCGGTTCACCAAAGGTGGTCGAGTGGTCTATGCCCACCGTGTCATGCATCCTGGCACAAGACCAAACAAGTTCTTGTCGATGAACCTGTATATCTTCACCTAAAGGCGCGTGTCACGCGCTCTAAGGTTTGTTACAGTAGCTAACGGACGCAGTGCCGACCGGCACGAGGCGATGTCCAGCCTCAGCGACACACCTACACAAGGAGAATAGTAATGTCAAGGTTCAAGGACTTTGGAAGCGGCCCCGACCTGTCGGGAGTTGAACCGCTGTCTTTCAAGCTTCACGGCGACACGTTCAACTGCCGCCGCGCGGTGCAGGGAAAGCTGCTGCTTAACCTGGTCGCCAACGCCGACGACCCGGCAAAGAGCGCAGAGGCGATGAACAAGTTCTTCGAGATGGTCCTCATGCCGGAAGACCACCGCAAGTTCGAGGAGCTGTGCAGCGACCCTGACAAGATCATCTCGGTTGACACACTCGCCGAGATCGCCGCGTGGCTCGTCGCGGAGTATACCAACCGCCCTACGCAGCGGCCAGAAGCCTTGCCCACTGGGGCATAGACCTCTGGCCGTATGTCAATGGAAAGGCGATCATGAGCGGCGTCAAGCTTAGTGAGCTAGACATGGGCGACATGGTTGACGTCCTCCACTACATGTTTGAGGAAGACATGCGGTTCACGAGCGCCGAGCAGGCCGAGGCCGTGTCTAAGTCGCGGTCGATGCTGTACAGAGAGATGTACTCTCGAGAGTACGCGTACAAGTTTTCAACCGGCATCGGCGCTGCGGCCTCGTCCATCGACCCGCCGCTGGGCGAAGATATTCCAAGTGACGTACGGCCTATCGACATAGAGCGGCAGACAGCTATGTCAACCAAGCCGTATGTCGCGCCTACGCGCATTGACGAAGGCTCAGCGAGACCGTTTGGAACGACACTTGACGCCCCGCTAAACTAAGAGCAACAGGAGGTCGTTATGCCGGTAGTCGGTGACGCATATGTCATCGTTCGTGCGATCACGACCAACTTCGAGCGTGACGTCCAGCAGGCGTTGCGCCGTGCCAACTTACAAGGCGCCGGCCAGCAGGCCTCTCAGTCGTTTGCTAACGGATTTGGGTCGGGGCTGCAGCGGCAGGCTAACGGGTTGTCCGGCGCTTTTGCGGACATGCGCGCCAACGGGCGTGACGCGGCAGACGCATTTAGGCAGCTTGTCACCGTAGGTTACTTTCTTGGTCCAGCCATCGCTGGCGTCGTCGGAGCGGTAGGCGCGCTGGCATCCGGACTTGTCATCTTAGTCTCGCAGGTTGCGGCCGCGATTCCTGCGCTTGCCGCGCTAGGCGGAGCTCTGGCCGCAATAGGCCAAGGATTTGGCGTCGTCAAGATGGCGCTTAGCGGCATCGGAGAGGCGCTCAAGGCACGGGCAAAGCAGGCAAAAGGCGCGGGCAAAGACAACGAGGCCGCGCTACGCAGGATCGAGGACGCAGAGCGCTCGTTGGCACGCGTCATTGAGAACAACAGAGAGTCGTTCGTGCGCGCGGCGCGCGAGCTTGCCGACGCCGAAGACAACCTCGCTCGAGCGAGAAAAGAAGCCGCTGAAAACCTGCAGCAACTCAACTTTGATGCAGAAGACGCCGCGATCAGCGAGAAAAAGGCGTCACTTGAGCTTGAGAAGGCGCGCGAGCGGCTGCAGCGTGTACAAGACCTGCCGCCTAACTCTCGAGCACGGCGTGAAGCTGAACTTGCATTTGCCGAGGCCGACCTCAACCTGCGCCGCGCTAAAGATCGAAATGCGGATCTCACGAAGGCGCAAGACGAGGCAAACAAGAAAGGCGTTGAGGGCTCCGACGAAGTTGTCGAGGCCACAAGGCGGCTAGAGGACGCAAGAGAGCAGCAGGCAAAGACTGAACGCGACGGCCTGAGGTCGCAGACAGACGCGGAGCGCGCCCTTGCGCGGGCGCGTGAAGATGCGGCTAAGAAGGGCGGCGGCGGAGGCGCGGGAGATGACGCGTTCACGAAGCTGATCCCGGAGGCGCAAGACTTCGTGAAACTTCTTGAGTCAGTGAAAGACAAGTTCAAAAAGATCAAAGAAGAGGTCCAGCGAGAGTTCTTGCCGCGACTTGGTGAGGCACTTAGCCTACTTGTTGACTCATACTTTCCGGCGCTCGAGCGGCTGCTTCCTGCTACAGGAAAGGCGCTCGGCGAGACGGCAAAGAAGTTTGCAGAGATTGCGACGTCGCAGCAAGCGCTTCGCAGTTTTGAGGCGGTCGGCGAGACAAACATCTATGTCATCGAGCGAATGGGAACTGTTGCCGGAAACCTGTACACAGCGCTTCTTGGCATACTTGAAGCCGCCGGGCCACTGACGAGGCGGTTTGCAGACTGGGTCGTCACGCTTACTGACGGCTGGGCAGCCGCGTTCACCACTAACGAACAAGTTGAAAGGATGACAGGCATCTTTGACTATGCTGGCGACGTCGCCGCGCAGCTTGGAGACATCTTCAAGAACATCTGGGACGCGCTGATGAACATCGGCCGCGCCGCGGCGGGGCCTGGCAGCGCCGGCGAGATGCTGCTGACGTCGTTCGAGAACGCGACCAAGAAGTTTGCCGACTTTACGGCAAAGATCAGCGGAGACGGGTCGCTACAAGACTACTTTAAGCGTGTCGTTCCAAACGTTGAGGCGATCGGCAGGTTGTTTAACAACATCATCATGGCGGTGCTTGGCCTCGGTGATGACGAAGGTGTCACCAAGTTTGCCGACGGCCTGTCAAAGGCAGTCGGCGCAATCGCAGGCGCACTTCAAAGGCTGCTGACCGGCGCACCGGCACTTGGGGATTTTGTTGACAAGTTTGCAACATTTATGGCGCTTTTTGCCGAGTCTGAGTCAATACAGACGTTCTTTTCGGTGCTTAACTTTGCGCTTGACATCATGATAAAGGTCTTCAGCAACGACATGATCATGAAGATTCTTTTGTCTGTGTCGGCTTTCATGGGCTTCTTGAAGGCGATCACGTTGATCAAGAACCTCGGCATGACGACATTTACCATACTCACCGGCTATGCGCAGAAGTTTGGCGACATCTTTAGGGCCGTGACCGGTCTTCCTGGCATGCTCAGCGGTCTTGCGACGCAGCTTAAGACCGCGTCAGTTGCGTTCAAGCTGTCGGGAGGCGGCCTGTCCGGCCTCAGCTCGGCGTTTGCGACGTTTGGCATAACTGTCTCCGGCCCGATGATCGCGGCGATCGCGATCATCGCCGCGCTCGTCGCGATCTTTATCCTCGCCTGGCAGAACAGCGAGAAGTTCCGCGACGCGGTCATGGGGCTCGTCGCGGCCGTAAAAGACGCGCTTGGCGAAGCGTTCGCACGGATTTTAGAAGAGATCCAGAAGTTTATGCCGCAGATTTCTAGCTTCAGCGATATCTTTGAAAAGATCGGTGACTTCCTCGCGGTCACGCTGGTACCGCTACTGCAAGTTGTCCTTGTCGGAGCTATCAAGATGGTCGCTGACAATGTTGTCGGGTTCATCAGGATCATCGGCGGTATCAGCCAGATCTTCAAGGCCGTGTGGGACGTCATCAAGGGCTTCTTTGCGCTGCTTCAAGGCGACACTGACCGAGCAAAGCAGCTCTTTGAAAGTGCGTTTAGAAACCTTGTCAACGGCCTGAAGAATATCTTTAGCGGCATCACGAACATCCTCTTTGCGCCGTTTAAGGCCGCGTTTAACCTCATCGCTAAAGGCTGGAACAACTCTGTTGGAAAACTCTCGTGGAGCGTGCCGCGGTGGGTTCCGATCATCGGCGGAAACACGATCTCAGCGCCGAAGCTTCCAGAGCTCGCGATGGGCGGCACGGTGTTTCCGTCGGCCGGCGGAACGCTCGTCAAGGTCGCCGAGGCCGGCAAGCCGGAGCGCATCGAGCCGCTCGACGAAGACGGCCTCTCAAAGCGCGACAAGGCGATCATCTCGCTCCTGTCAGGCGGCAAGGGCGGTCAGACATTCAACATCTACCCGTCGCAGGGCATGGACGAGCGCGAGCTCGCCGCGATGGTCTCACGTCAGCTCGCGTTTCAACTTAGGGCAGGTGCCGCATGACGTCATTTGAGAACATTGCGCGTACAAACCTAGTCTCTAACCCGTCATTTAAGACAAACGCGACCGGCTGGACCGGAACCGGCAGCGCGACCGTGGCCCGCGTCACGACGGACTATGTCTTCGGCGGCGCGTGTCTCGAGGTGACAAAGTCAAACACGACGAGCTCCGGCGCCGTGACGTCGTCGCGCATCGCCGTGACGGCTGGACTCTCGTACGCGATCTCGGCCTACCTCAAGGTCCCAACAGGAGAAGACGTATCGAGCGTGCGTCTTGACGTCGAGTGGTACACGGCGCTTACCGGCGGCAGCCTCGTCTCGTCACTCTTAAGCGAGCTTGTTGAGATGGACCCTGGCTCGGACTGGGTCCGCATCGGCAAGGTCGGAGCGGCGCCGGTCGGCGCGGTCGCGGCGTCGATCAAGGTCATCCAGCCGACGGCCGGTACAGCATCAAAGAAGTTCTTGGTTGACGGAGTTCTCTTTGAACAGAGCGCATATATCAACCTCTACACCGACGACTTCACGCAGGCGTACGAGACAAGCACGGTCGACAACTCGCTGAAGCAGCTGCCACCGCCGGTCTTCACCGGCATGAAGCTCAACGCTGACATCCAGCTCGGCGAGATGGTCTTCAACACCATCGATGAAAACGGAGTTGTGTGGGTCGTCACCGACATCAAGGGCTGGTGGGGACAGCCAGATCCTGAGATGCAGGACATCCGGCGCGGCTGGGGAGACGGCTCATACGACACACGCGGGCGCTGGGCCGCCCGCGACATCGTCCTTGAAGGCGTGTTCTTGCCGCCTAATGCGTCGTACGTCGCGGCCGCCAGAAATAAGCTCATCGAGGCGACAAGCCTCGTCTACCGCAACGCGTGGCTGTACGTCAACGAGACTCCGACAAAGGCGTCAAAGGTGCGCCTCAGCGGCAAGCCGGACATGGAGACGGTCAACCCGCGCGGCAGGACCGAGTTTAGCGTCGGACTGCGCGCTCCGGACCCGATCAAGTACGGCTGGAACTGGGAGCAGGTTGACGGCTACAACACGACGACGATACCGTGCAAGAGCGGCTCCGGCGGACAGTCTGGAGTCGCAACGATCAACAACAACGGCAACATCGACGTAAATGTGATCCTCGAGGTCACCGGCCCGTCGACCGGTCCGCTCTCGATCTACAACGCAGGAAGCGACCAAGAACTTGTCATCATCCAGCCGCTGCGCGACGCGACAACACGTAGCGTCACAAACAAGTCGTTGACAAGCAACGTCGCGACACTTACTACGTCTTCGGCGCACGGGTTTTTGCCGAACGACACCGTCACGGTTGTAATCTCTGACGCGGCGTTTGACGGCACCTACGTCATCGCCGACACGCCGACGACCACCACGTTTACCTACGACAAAACAAACGCAAACATCTCACCGGCGGCGGCGAGCGGCACGGCGTCTATCCCGGTGGACGTACTCGAGATTGACACGTATAACCTTGAGGTTGCGTTCAACGGAGACACCAATGACACGCGGTCGATGCTTGATACGTTGACCGACTGGATCGTGCTCGCGCCAGGCGCAAACGAGTTTACATTTCAAGACGACGGTAACGCAAACTCGACCGCGGACTTGACAGTATATTACCGGTCAGGGTGGATCGGCTAGGAAGAAAAGATGACAGACAGAGTAGCGACATATAGGTACTTCACGGCTGACCTGCTCAGCAACGTTGTCATCGCCGAGATTCCGTTTACCGACGTGTCATACGAGCGGTCGATCAAGGGCGCTGGGTCGTTTAGCGGCAAGGTGCCGGTCGTTGAGTCGTCAAACGTGTTTAACCTCTATGAAAACACCATGCCGGGCAAGACGGCGCTGTACGTCGTAAGAGACGACGTCTGCGTGTGGGGCGGAATCATCTGGGACAGGTCATACTCCGCTCGGACGCGCGAGCTGACGGTCAGTGGCTCTGAGTTCACGAGCTACTTTCACCACCGCAACATCTGGAAGACGTACACGCACGACTTTAGCGCGACGGTCGTTGTCACGTCTGGCGTCGCGGCGGTGACGCTTGACAACGGTGAGTACGAGGCCCCAACCGGCTCTAGCGTCAGGATCATTTTCTATGAAGTAGGCGATTTTCAGTACAACGGCTACTACACCGTGCTCGCAAGCCCCGCGCCGACCACGACCACATTTTCTGTGTCAATACCCACTATGCCAAACGGCACCTACACGTTGGCAACCGTGTATGTCAGGACAGATGCGTATGACTACATGCGCCAGCTGCTTGACTCAACGATGGTTGACTTCATAAACATTGCGTTTCCAAACGACGAGATTGAACCGGCACAGAGCACTAGTTATGACATTGTTTCAGTGTCTCGTGCTTCAAATGTTGCAACATTCACCGTGAGTGGGTCGCACGGAGGTGTCATTGGCCAGACAGTTAAGATCACTAACATCAGTGCGGCGTACAACGGAGAGTACGAAATCACAGAGATTCCGTCAGTGACGACATTTAGAGTCCAAAATACTGGTGCAAATGAAGGTCCGACGGCCTACTCAAACACGACAAAGACGGTGACGAACAAAGCCTACGCAGCTGGAGTAGCGACGTTGACAACAAGCGCATCGCACGGGCTTTTGCCAGGAGACTTAGTAACGATATCTGGAGTCGACGACCTATCGTCTACGACAGAAGTGTTTAACGCTGAAGGCGTCGAGGTGCTAACTACGCCTACAGCAACTACGTTTACTTACGCCGCATTCAACGCGACAGACATCACATCGGTGGCGTCTAGCGGCACCGTCGCGATCAACCGCGCCGCGATCTTGGCGACGTATGGCTCGTTTCCCGCAAACTCTGACATCCTCATTGACTACTCAACGGGAGACTTTGCGTCAAAGAACCTTGAAAATAAGATGTACCGCGGCTATGAGCTGCGGTCTGTCGGCGAGGAACTTGACGAGTACTCTGACACGGTCGACGGCTTTGAGTACCGCGTTGACTGCGACTACGACCCAAGCACAAGGTCATTTACACGAACATTTGTCTTCATACCAATTGACTTTCCTAACCCGCCGGCGCCCGGCGAAGTGTCTCCTGTCAGCCGCTTTGGCGCCGACAGGCTCGTGTTTGAGTATCCAGGAAACATCAGCGACCTGACGGTTAAAGAGTCTGCTGAAAATGCCGCAACCAGGTTTTTTGTTGTCGGTAACATCTCAGACCTCGGCGACGACATCAGCCAGCCGTACGCCGCCGCGACGGCGACCGACTTGCTCGAGGCAGGGTGGCCGCTTCTCGACCAAGAAGAAGAAAAAAATGACACGGCCGACGAGCAAAAGCTGTACGACCACGCTGTGCGGTATCTTAACGAGTTTCGACCGCCTGTGGCCGACGTCACGATCCGGGTCAACGGCTCGCTCGACCCACAGGTCGGGACGTACGCGCCTGGCGACTGGTGCTCAATCGTCGCAGACGATGAGTTTGTACGCATGCGGCTTGCAAGTGACATGGAGGTGCGTGACACGGTGCTTGTCCGCAAGATTGACGCAATCAAGGTAAACGTCCCGAACAACCCGTCGTTTCCGGAAGACGTCGACCTAGACCTCGTGACAGAGTGGGAGGTAGACCAGCGTGGCTAGTAACCGTCGCCGAGCTCTTCGACGCCTCAGCAACTATGTAAACAGGCTTGACCGCCGCGTCAAGCGGCTGTCGCGACGGCCTGCGCCGCGGCGTATAGGTGACCGTGTTGTTGTAACTGACAACATCGACGTTGACGCGGTGACAAATGTTGAACTTGCGCCAGACTCTGTCACGACCGAGACCATCGCGCCTGGCGCGGTAGACACCGACAACATCGCTGACGGAGCAATTGACCTTGACAAGATCGACGGTGCAACGCAGGACGAGCTCGGTGGAATTGAGACAAGCGTCTTGCCATCTCAGCCGGCAGCTCCTGGAGAGGGCGACCTGTGGATTGACACATCGGATAACTACAACCTCAAGCGCTACAATGGCACCGCGTGGGTGTCGGTTCGCGACTTAACAATTGCAGTTGCGCAGTCGGCCGCTAGCGCGGCCCAGTCGACAGCCAACGGTAAAAACAAGGTGTTTCGCCAGACGTCGGCGCCGACGGCGACAGCGGCCGGTGACCTGTGGTTTGACACAGACGACGACAACAGGATCTACCGCTGGGACGGCTCAACATGGGTCGCAAACAACCTCGGCGACAACGCGATCGCCAGCCTCAGCGCAAGCAAGATCACGGCCGGAACAATTGATGCGAGTATCATCACCGTCTCTAACCTCAACGCAGGCAACATCACGACGGGCACACTTGCCGCGGCGAGGATCGCCGCCGGTAGCCTCGACGCGAGCAAGATCACGGCCGGCACCATCACCGCGACGCAGATCTCTGGAGCATATGTCTATGCCGGAAACATCAACGCTGGGCAGATAACAGCAGGAACCTTATCCGCCGACAGGATCAGCGGCGGAACGCTCAGCGCGACCGTGTCGCTTTCGGCCACGACTGGCACAATCGGTGGCTGGTCTTTGACGTCAAACAGGATTCTAAGCGGCAGTGGAAACACGATCTTGTACGCGGACGGAAACATTGACATCGGCCAGCAGCTTGACGTAAGCGGTAACATCAACACCGGCGCAAACATGGGCGTAAGCGGCAGCCTTCAAGTAAACGGAAACATCCAGGCAAACAACGTTGTCTACGGAGTAAACCTAGTCTACAGCGACTATATCCGCGGCCTCGGCACCGCCACAGTCTTGCCCGCAAACAGCCAGCCATTACGCAGAAGAAACTCTGACGGGTACTTTCTCATTGACGGTTCACGAAGAGACATGAAAGAGCAGATCGAGGACGTTGAAAACGCGCTTGAAGTCATAAAGCTTCTCCGTCCGCGCCGCTTTGCGTGGAAAGACAAGTCGATGTATGAGCACCCCAACGAGCTTGTCCACGAAAAAGTGTCTGCGCACAAGGAAGCAGGGTTTGTCGCGGAGGAAGTCGAGGAAGTAGCTCCTCACCTGGCTGTCTACGACTCGTCGCCAGACGGAAGTTCGGCGATCACGACCATGTGGCAGACAAACGGCATGATCGCGACGTGCGTCGCCGCGATCAAAGAGCTCGCGGCTCGAGTAGAGGCAATTGAATCGGCGCTCCAGACGCCGTAGTCGACCAGCTTATGGTAAAGTTTAGCGAGGAGAAAAAATGACAAACAACGACGAAAGAGAAGTAGACTACCTTAAAGCCGAAAACATCAAGCTTTCGATGCTTGTAAAGGTGCTAAAAGAATCGCTGAGTAGGTCCATTGACACGTCGATAGAGCTCGAGGCGATGTTGCTAGCAGAGCGCTACGTCAAAGACAATAGTCATGATACGGTATCTACTACCGAAACCACTCACAGAAACAAAGAAGCATGATCCAGGTAAAAGACGGCTCAAGAACACTGCAGTTCAGCGGCAAGCTGCTTGGCCACTCTTCTTCAAGTCGTCCAGGCGCTAACCGCTGGATCGAGTTTGACCTGTACCGGACAGAAAACGGCTCATACGTCCTCTCTCGTGTTGGTGTGTCCGTAATGTACCACACCGGCGCGTGCCACCTCGTGCAGCGCTACGGGCTTGAAGAGGTCGCGACAGCCGAGGTAGAAAATCCAGAAAGGCTGATCGTCTGCCCGGAATGCAGGCCATCTCTCAATGCGCCAGTCGTGTTTCCTGAAAAGAACCGTTACTGGGCGCAGGTCAGCGAGGAGCCGAGCGCGGTGCTCGACGCGCTCTACAAGTATGACGCAAGCGGCGCAAAGTACCTGACCCACGTCGCGCAGCGGCTTCTAGAGGAGGCCGCGCGGAACGACAAGGGGATTGAGATGATCTACAAGGTTGAGCTTATTCCGTAGTAATATTCATATCCTAAAGACGAAGGACGGTCATGTTTATAGTTGTTGAAGGCCCTGACGGCTCAGGCAAGAGTTCGGTCGTGTCCGCGCTCATCGAGCGCGCGACCTCCATGTTTTCCGACCGCGAGGTTGTGACGTACCACATGGGTAGGCCGGCCGAGGAGACCAGGGCGTGGGTCTTGAATGAGTGGGCAACTTCGGTCGCAAACGTCAACTGGACAGACGGCTACATCGTGATCGCCGACAGGTGGCACTGGGGCGAGGTCACGTACGCGCCGATCAAGCGTCCGCACACATGCACGGACGAATACGGCCTGCTCGGCAAGGGCGGCTGGCGGCTCGTTGAGCTCATGTTGTTGTCGCGTGGCGCTGTGCAGTTTGTGATGAAGCAGCCGCTTGACGTCATCGTCGAGCGTGTCGGCGTACGCGGTGACGACTTTGTCAAGACGTCCGAACTTGAAAAGATATGCGAGCTGTATGACTTCGGTATGCGCAACGCGGCCCGCGTCGAGGTCGTCTCGCCGGATCCATATGACATGTCAGCGTTGCCTGCTCTCGCAGACCGCATGCTTACGATCGCAAAAGAGCGCGAGGCACAGGTCAAGAATGTTGCGCAGTTTCCTGAGTACATCGGCCCGGCAAGGCCAAGCGTGCTGCTCGTCGGTGACAGGCGCAATGACCCTAACGGACCGATACTTCCGTTCTTCCCCGCGCGCGGCAACTCAGGTGACTACCTGCTCACGCACCTCCCAGATCCGTTCTGGAAGAACGTCGGTATCGTCAACGGCACCGAGCTTTGTGGTTCGCGGATGTCGTTGCTGTGGGCAACCATAGGGCGACCGCGGATAGTTGCGCTCGGGCGCATGGCCGAGAAGAGCCTCAAAGACGCGTCGATACCGCGCGAGTTGGTCAACGTCGTCCCGCACCCGCAGTACGTGCGCAGGTTCCACCACCGCGACGGCTATGAGTACGGCCGCGCGATTGAACGGTTATCCACAACACACATGGAGGTAGACCCATGGACACTAAGGTGATACACATACAAGACGGCGTCAACGGATACGTTGACCTCGTCAGGCACGTCCTTCGCTACGGCGAGGAGGCCGCGCCGCGCGGCATGAAGACGCGCGAGATCGAGGACGCGATGATCTTCATCGAGGACGTATACAATACGTTGCCGGTCGGCGTCGGCCGCAACGTCGTCTCAGGGATCGGTGCGGTTGAGGCGTGCCAGCTGCTCGGCGGCGTGTCGCGGCCGAAGACGGTAGTCGCCGTCGGCCCGCAGTTTGCGAACTACACCGAGGATGACGGGCAGTTTCACGGCTCGTACGGAACGCGGACGCTCGGCCAGTACGAGGTCGTGGTCGACCGCCTCAAGAAAGACCCCGAGTCGCGTCAGGCGGTCGTCACCATCTGGAATCCCGAGCGTGACATGCTCGAGAAGAAGCGCGACTACCCGTGCACGATACTTCACCAGTTTCGAGTCCGAAAGAACAGGCTCAACATGAGCGTCTACATGCGCTCAAACGACGTGTGGCTTGGCGCAGCCTATGACTTCTTCCAGTTCACACGCGTGCAGGTCGCGATCGCGTCTATCCTCGGTATCGAGCCAGGCACCTACGGCCACCACGTCGGCTCGTTGCATGTCTATGAGAACAACTTTGCCGCCGCGGAAAACTTGTCCTACGCGTCGGAGCCGAGCAAGCCGATACCCGTCTTTGTCGCCCGGTCGTGGAGCGCGATCCAGGCGCGCGCCGTCAAGTGCCTCGACGCCGCGCACGACGACGCTGTGTACGAGTCTCTGCCGGCTGAGGACAGGTGGTACGCCTCGGCGATGCGTAGCGCGATCGCAAAGAACGAGAAAAATGCTTCCTGACCGCACGAACTGGGACGAGACGTGGCTTAACGTCGCCAAGGCCGTCGCTCGCAGATCGCGCTGCACGCGGGCGCAGATCGGCGCTGTTATCGTGTCAAAGAACCAACGCATCTGCGCGACTGGGTACAACGGCCCGGCGGCGACGTGGCCAGACGAGCGACCGTGCTCGTTCTGGTGCCCGCGTGCGCAGGGCGACGCACCGTTGGACAATACATACGACGCCTGTCCCGCGATACACGCCGAGGCAAACGCGCTGCTCTATGTCGACAGGTCCCAGGTCGAAGGCGGAACACTATACGTGACAGGCGCGGTCTGCATACAGTGCGCGAAGCTTGTGTCGAACTCTGGAGTATCTCGTGTGGTCATGGTTGTGCGCGATGTCGACTTTCACCGTAAGCCAAGCGAGGTTATCGTATACCTAAAGAAGTGCGGACTTGAAGTCCGCGCGATTCCAGAACGTAGTTCTAAGTGAGCGACCTCTCCAGCGTCAAGCTTTCACTGGTAGACTCAGCGCAGAAGGCGTCTGAATTCGTCGCTTGGCTCAGTGAGCGTAGGCCGCACGGCGCGATCGCGATTGACACTGAGACCGGTGAGCTTCCAGGCAACCCTAGAGAACACGCGCTGTCTCCGTGGCACGGTCGACTGCGCCTCGTACAGGTTGGCGACGGGCAGCAGGGCTGGGCGATCCCGTGGGGAGAGTGGTCTGGCGTCTTCTACGAGGCCATGGACAGGTTTGACGGCCCGATCGTGTGCCACAACATCGCGTTCGAGGCCCGCTGGTTTGACGTACAGTCACGCTGGGGCCTGCCGTGGGGCCGCGCGCACGACACGATGATCATGGCGCACATCATTGACCCGCTTGGATCGGGGGCGCTTAAGCGGCTTGCCGCACTGCACGTCGACGGCCGCGCCGTCGCATTACAAGACACGCTAGACACAGAGCTCGCAAAGAACGGGTGGACGTGGGGCACTGTTCCGGTGACGTTTCAGCCGTACTGGTCGTACGGCGCGCTCGACACGGTGCTGACGATGCGCCTGTGGGAGATGTTCTACGAAAAATGCGGCCCTGGCAAGCCGTATAGCCGCGCCTACGAGCTCGAGATGGCCGCGAGAAAGATCGTGACGCGCATGGAGATCAACGGTGCACGCGTCGACCTTGAGTACTCGAAGAAAAAGTACGACGAGCTCACCGCATATACAGCAACCGTCAAAGAGTGGGCCAAGGGCAAGTATGGCGGTGTGTCGATCACGAGCAACCAGCAGCTCGTGCGCTTGTTCGAGGACCTCGGCGCCGAGATCACCGAGTTTACGCCGACTGGGCAAAAATCATGCACCAAAGATCAACTCAAGCTGCTCAAGATCAACGGAAATGAGGAAGTGTCAACGCTCGCCGACACAGTCCTGAAGCAGCGCAAGGCCGACAAGCTCGCCAACACATATTTCTCGAACTTCTTGAGCGAAAACGTCGGCGGGTTTGTCCACCCGTCTGTGAAGACGCTCGGCGCTCGCACGAGCCGCATGTCGATCCAAAACCCAGCGCTTCAGACTCTGCCAAAAGGAGACGACGTCGTCCGCCGCGCGTTCTTGCCTAAGGATGATGACCACGTCATCATCACGTCGGACCTCGACCAGGTCGAGTTCCGCATGTTTGCGAGCCTGTCAAACGACCCAAACCTCATCACACTGTTCAACCGCGCCGACGCAACAGGGTCTGACCCGTTTACCGAGATCGGCCGAGAGATCTATAGAGACCCGACAATGCAAAAGTCAGACAAGCGCCGTGCGCTCATCAAGGGCACGGTCTACGGTCGCCTGTATGGCGCCGGCGTCGCAAAGCAGGCGCTCACCGCGGGCGTCGCCGAGCCGCAGATGAGAGAGGTGTCAGACGCGTTCGACGGGCGGTACCCTGGGATGTCGATGTTTCAGCGGCAGATTGAAGACGCCGGGATGCGCCGTGTCCGTGAAGAGGGACAGGGATACGTCTACACATGGACCGGCCGCCGCCTGCCGTGCGATGAGGACCGCGTGTACACGCTGGTCAACTACCTGATCCAGGGCGGCGCGGCCGAGGTGTTCAAAGCAAACCTCGTCAAGCTCGACCAGGCGGACCTCACCGAGCTGCTGATCGTGCCGGTGCACGACGAAATCGTGCTCAACGCGCCGCGCAAGGACGCAGAAGAGATCAAGCACATTGTAAAAGACTGCATGACTACAACTGAAGGTTGGAACGTCCCGCTGACGGCGGGAATCGACGGCCCGCTCGAGACATGGGGAGACAAGTACAAGTGAAACAAGCAAAAACAGTCATCGCGATCGACCCTGGCAAGACCACAGGGTTCGCCGTCATCACGTACGCTGGAGAGTCGCCGGCGCTATTGGTGTCTCGCGAGCTTGGGCCATATGCGTTCGCGATGGCTCTTAGTGACGAGATCAAGGCCGCAAAAGAGGCCGGAGCGTCGATAGACGTCGTGTGTGAGCGCTTCGTCATCAACGCGCAGACAATCAAGAACTCGCAGGCTCCGTTTAGCCTTGAGCAGATCGGCATCATGAAGTACGTAGTGCACAGCAGCGGTCTTGACCCCGAAAAGATCTACTTTCAGTCGCCATCTGATGCCAAGAAGCTGTTTACCAACGACGCGTTGAAGAAGCTCGGTTTTTGGCACGTCGGCGGTGGCGGACACGCGCTTGACGCGATGCGCCACGGCCTGCTGCGGCTAGCCAAGACCGGCTGGGTGCCAAGAGTACTTCTTGAGTAAAGAGCTTATGTACTAAGAAAAATATTTGCTGGAGATCATCAAAATCTTCCTAGTATGTGGTACAGTGAATGACGAATGATTGAGGGACTAAGTTGACAGTATTAGTTGACATCGACAAAGACGGAAAACACATCCGCATTGACGCCGACTGGCGCTACAAGGAGCTTTGCAAGAGCATCCCAGGGGCAAAGTGGTCGACGACAGATAAGGTCTGGAGCGTCCCGCTAAGCTGGTCTACCTGCCTCGCGCTGAGGTCGACGTTCAAGACCGAGCTCGTCATCGGACAGTCGCTCACCGCGTGGGCGACCAGCGAGCTTACATCTCGAGTCGAGCCAGCTAACAAACTGCGCGAGCTCGAAGAAGCCGATGGCGATGAAGACTTGTTTCCTCACCAACGCGCCGGTGTCCAGTTTCTCAAGGTCGCACGCCGTGCGTTGCTCGCCGACGAGCCAGGCCTGGGCAAGACCGCGCAGGCGATCCGCGCGCTTAAGGCCCTTCAAGACGCAGGCGAGCAGGTGTTTCCAGCGTTGGTCGTGTGCCCGAACACGGTGAAAAAGAACTGGAAGCGCGAGTTTGCGCGCTGGTGGCCAAGTGTGAATGTCGAGGTCATCTCTGGAACGGCGACGCAGCGGCGAAAGTCTTTTGAGTCTGGCGCTGATGTCTATGTCATCAACTGGGAGTCGCTGCGCGCTCACTCGCGTCTCGCTCCCTACGGCTCAATCGCCCTTAAACGTTGTGTCGCGATGGGTGGCCACGATGACAGCGTCACTGAAAAGCAGTGCGAGGTCACACCGCGCGAACTTAACGCGATTGACTTCAAGGCCGTCGTCGCAGACGAGATACACCGGTCAAAGGATCCAAAGTCAAAGCAGACGCGTGCGCTGTGGGCCGCAACAGGTGACGCAGACATCCGGTTTGCGCTGACCGGCACGCCGATCGCGAATGACGTCGTCGACCTGTGGCCTATCTTGCACTGGCTGTCTCCAGAAGAGTGGCCGAGCAAGACGCGCTGGATCGACCGCATGATCAACACGATGCTTAACGCGTTCGGCGGCATGATGGTCCTCGGCGTCAAGCCACAGATGGAGCAGGAGTTTTACGCAAGCATCAACCCGCGTATGCGGCGCATGCTCAAGGCGAAGGTGCTGCACTGGCTGCCGCCAGTCATAAATGAGCGCCGTGACGTCGAGATGTCGTCAAAACAGGCCAAGGCCTACTCGCAGATGCGTGACCTCATGATCGCCGAGCTTGAGAGCGGTGCCGCGCTGATGGCGACAAGCCCGCTTACACAGGTGACGCGCTTGCTTCAGTTTGCAAGCTCGTATGCTGACATGGTCGCCGACACAGAGACTGGCGAGGTGCGAGCGGTGCTCGCCGAGCCGTCGTGCAAGGTTGACGCGCTGATGGACGACATCGAGAGTGGCGACTTCGGCAGCGACTCAGTCGCTGTATGCGCCGTGTCGCGGCAGCTTATTGAGTTGCTAAGCGCGGCCATGACAAAGGCTGGCATCGAACACGGACTCATCACCGGCGCGCAAAATGAAGAAGAGCGCCAGCGGTCTATCGACGACTTTCAGTCAGGCAGGACGAAGTGGATCTTGTTTACGGCGCAGGCTGGCGGCGTAGGCGTGACACTCACCGCGGCGCGTAGGTTGATCATGCTTCAACGTCCCTGGTCGTTGGTCGACCACAAGCAGGCACTTGACCGCGTCCACCGCATCGGGTCAGAGATCCACGACAGCGTCATCATCACTGACTACGTGACCGAAGGCACCGTTGAGGAGCGCGTGATCCAGGTGCTTGACACAAAGGCAGACAACTTCGAGCAGATAGTCCGAGACAAGGACAAGCTGCTCAGCATGCTCAAAGAAGACAAGGCAGGTAAGCTATGACACAACCACTCAAAGTATCTAACAGCGAGCTTCAGACGTTTAAAGACTGCCGGCGCCGCTGGTGGCTAACGTACTTCAGGCGGCTGCAGCCGAGGGAAAAGCAGATGGTCGGCCCGCTCGCGCTCGGCACGCGCATTCACTCAGCGTTTGAGCAGTACTACGCAAACGGGGTGCCGCTACTCGATGCGCACGCCGAGCTCGTCGAACGCGACAAGCAGCTGCTTATTGAGGGCTTCCGCGACACGGTCGACCTGCAATCTGAGGCAGAACTTGGCCGGATCATGCTCGAAGGGTACCTCGGCTGGGTTGAAGAAAACGGCATTGACGCCGAGCTCGAGTTCATCTCGAGTGAAGAGGTCGTCAGCGCGACTCTACTTGACGGCCAGGTCGAGCTGCAAGGAAAGCTCGACATGCGTGTCCGCCGCAAGGCTGACGGCGTCCGCATGTTTCGTGACTTCAAGACAGTCGGCGGCTCGTTTGCTGACTTCACAAGCATGGCGCACATGAACGAGCAAGTGCTTACGTACATGCTTCTTGAAGCGCAAAAGAAAGACGAGACCGAGCGCTGTGACGGCGGCATCTTTACGATGCTGCGTAAGGTCAAGCGGACTGCTAACGCGCGCCCGCCGTTTTACGACCAGATTGAAGTGCGGCACAACATCTTCAGTTTGCGCTCTTTCTGGAATAGGATTCATGGCACGATCACTGACCTCCTCAGGGTCCGCAAAGGGCTTGAAGAGGGCGGAGATCACACGACGCTTGCGTACCCGCGGCCGAGCCGCGACTGCAAGTGGAAGTGCCAATTTTTCGCTGTATGCCCGCTGCTCGACGACGGTTCCGCCGCCGAGCAGGCAATCAGCGAAATGTACGTGGTCGACGACCCGTACGGCTATTACAAATCAGAGACCAAAGGAAACGAGTAAACATGACAAATGTCCAACGTTCTCTTACACTCATGGTGTACGGAGAATCAAAGGTCGGCAAGTCGACGTTTGCGGTCACAGCACCGTACCCGCGGCTTATGCTCGACGTAGAGGGCGGCCACCGCTTTCTTCCAATCACGGTTAAGTACTGGGACCCTCTACGCGAGGAGCCGCCGGTGGCTGACGGGACGTGGGACACCTGCGTCGTCAACATCACCAAGTATGACACGATGATGAAGGCGTACCAGTGGCTCCAGCTCGGACGTCACCAGTTCAAGTCGCTGATCATTGACTCCGTATCGGAGCTCCAGGTCAAGTGCGTGGACAACATCGCCGGAACAAACCAGATGCAGATGCAGCAGTGGGGCGAGCTTCTTCGCCACATGGGCGCGCTGCTTCGCGACCTCCGCGACTTGACGATGCACCCGACCGCGCCTCTTGAGGCGGTTGTGCTGACCGCGATGTCTCGCACCGGGCAGGACGGGCGCGCTCGTCCATACCTCCAGGGCCAGCTCGCGATCCAGGCGCCGTACTTCTACGACGTCCTCGGTGCGATCACGGTTGAAGAGTTCCCACACCCAGACCCGACGCAGCCGCCGTACAAGGCGCGCCGCATGTACGTCGAGCGAACGAGCAAGTTCGAGGCCGGCGAGCGCGTGCAGGGACGGCTGGGTAAAGTTGTCGAGCAGCAAGACCTCGGAATTGAGAGGATGCTCGAGATAGTGTTCGGCCCACGGCCAGAACAAAAGCAAGAAAAAACAACAACAACAACAGAGAAAGCGAGCAAGTAACAATGTCATCACTCAACTGGGGCGACCTCATCAAGGACGCAGCCGACACGGGCGGGTACGACCCGCTGCCAGACGGCGACTACGACCTCCAGGTCGTCGAAGCAGTCGCAAAGGTGACGCAGACCGGAAAGACCATGTTCGCCGTCAAGGCGCAGGTTCAAACCGGCGCGCACGCCAAGCGGCTTGTCTGGGACAACCTTGTCGTCACCACTGACAACCCCAACGCGCTTGGGATGTTCTTCAAGAAGATGGCCGCACTCGGGCTTCCGCGTGAGTACTTCACGTCAAACCCGACCAACGCGCAGATCGAGGCAGCACTGAAGGGTCGCACCTTCCGCGCGGCGGTCGGCACGCGCACCTGGCAGGGTCAGAAGAAGAACGAGATCAAGTCGTACTACTCGGTCCCTGCGGTCGCTTCGGCGTCTCCGGCACCGGCACCGGCACCGGCACCGGCACCGGCACCGGCACCGGCACCGGCACCGGCACCGGCAGCAGCGGCAGCAGGAGCGGCTAACCCAAACACGCCTCCGGCAGCTCCGTTCTGAGCTAGCCCGCACTTTACGCGAAAAAGGCGCGCTCCGGTAACACCGGGGCGCGTCTTTTCGTGTCAAAATTAGACAAGGTACGTAACAACTAGGAGAGACACCATGAAAGTCGCAGTTTTTGAGCCAGAACCAGGAGTCAAAGGACCGACTGCCTGGGCGTTCAGGCTTCGTCACGGATTCAAAGAACTTGGACACGACTGTGATGTCGTGTCATTCACAAAGAGCGGAAAGACTCGCTCGGCGTGGGGCAAGCCACAGCCGGGCGGCAGGTGGTGGAGCGAGGCCCCTGACGTCGTCGTAAAGACAGCGAACATCGTCGAGACACTGGATAAGTATGACATGGTCGTGCTTCCAGAGATCAAGATTCCGCTGCACGACAAGCAGGCGATCAAGAAGGGTGAAGACGCGATACCAGAGTATGTAGACGCGCTGCTTCGCACGAAGGCGAGGTGGACTACGGCACTCCACGGTTCGTTTTACCCAGAGAAAGACATCCCGTTTGTCAAGAAGCTGCTCGAGTCTCCGTCGCGAGGAAGCAAGCTTGTGACGATGAGCGAAGAGTCCGCGAAGCACAGCAATGACTTGTTTGCCTCGATGGAGTGGATCAAGGGACCGATGCCGTACATCCCGCAGTTTGACATTGACGCTCCGATACCAAATGAGCGTGTCGTCGGGACGTCTGGTCGGTTTATCTACAACAAGGGACAGCCACTCGTCGCCCTGGCCGGCGCTTTCTTGCCAGAAGACGTAACAGTTGAGGTCTGGGGATCGTGCTCAGTCGGCCTAGGGCCTTCGCCGACATACATTGTCTATGAGATCCTCAAAGATCACTTTAAAGCGCAGGTCAAGAGGTACGCGAAGGTCGTCAACCCTGAGAAGTTTAACGGAAGCATGGACGGAAACATCGTCACGCCGTATCCCTGGGACGCGCGTGTCCCTGGTAAGGCGCTTGTGCGCTACCTAGGCAACTACACTGACTCTGCGGCAATTGCTTCACGGTTCAAGGTCCACATGAACTTGACCGCGCACGCGTTTGCGCGCGGCTTAGTCGAATACTCATCTCTTGAGGCCGCAGACGCTGGTGCGATGTGCATCGTTCCTGGGCACCTATCAGATCCTCAGTTTCGCATGATGGTGCTCGACTGGTACACAAAGTCGCCAACGCAGTCGCGACTAGTTCAAGCTGAAGGCCTAGAACTGATCCAAAAGATCGCCGACGCGTTCATGACGTGTCTCGAGATTCCCGACGCTGAGCGTGCTGAGATCGCGCGCCACAACCGTGAGGTGTTGCGCACGCGAAACGACCCAAAGAAAACAGCTCAGGTCATGATCGAGAGCGCGTTTTCGTGAGCATGAACAGCGGCCTCTCTGGAGCCGTCGTCGTCGAGAACAATAAGGCAACGGTCACGAAGCGAGGTGGGATCGTCGAGAAGACGATCGAACAAGGGCGCTGGATCATGGAAAACACCTCGCCTGCACTTCCGCTGGTGTTTGAGCTGACGGGTGACGGCTACGTCATGGAGCGGCTTGACCACATGTCACCGGCTGAGGTGCGTGCTGCAGACGTGGTCTCGCTGCTTCGTAGGTACGTCTGGGACGCGCCGGCAACTCAGCCGGCGGCACAAGAGACCCGTGAGCTTTTGCGCAGCAAGGTCACGCGCAACCTAGAAAACAGCGGTCTGCACCTGTCTACAGCGCATGTCGACGCCGCGCTTGCGGCCGCCGAGCGAGCTTATGAGGCCGCGCTGTCGGCGCAACCGGCGCTGTCGCATGGGGACGCGACTGCTGAGAACGTGATGTACAGGCGTGGGTTTGGTCCTGTGCTCATTGACCCGATACCCGCAACACTGACTGTGCCAGACTCGCCGTGCGTCGACGTCGGCAAGATGCTGCAGAGCGCCTACGGCTGGGAAGAGGCAAAGTACAGGCGCGAGTGGAGAGCGTACTCTGTCGAAGATGTAGAGCAGGCTGTTGCAGACAAAGACCTGTTTGTTGCGGGCCAGGCGTGGGCCGTAGTCCACGTCATCCGCGCGATACCCTACGTCAAGAGACAAGCACCGGCGTCGCTTGGCGCAGTGTCTGCGGTACTATCAAAGGCACTTCAAGCAGGAGGTTTTTACAGATGAAGTGGTGCTCAGACATTGACGGCGTGCTCGTAAACTCGAGGCACCTCGTCCGCGAGGCGTACAAGAAAGTTGGCGTCAACATGCCAGATGAGGCGTGGGGACATCCGTGGCAGATGTGGCTTCCGTCCGCAGTTGGCTCGCTTGAGGACGCGCGCAGGGTGCACAGTGAGAAGACGCTCGTGTACGTAGACGTGATCAAGTCAGGCGCGGCGCTCGAGAACAAGCTTCCGTACGCCGACATCTTGCTCGCGCTTGAGCGCGTGTTTCCTGGCGACGTGACGTACGTCACCGGAGCCGCTCGCGACGCGGCCGAGGCCGTTCTTGAGGCCTTAGGGCTTACGCCAGGCGCGCTATTAGCCGGTAGCGTGTCGACGAGTGAGCGCGTCGCGATCCTCAAAAAAGTGGCAGTGACTGGAGTCTACATTGATGACAGGATCGACGGGCAGGCACCGGCGCGTGAGGCTGGCTGGAAGTTCGTGTGGGCGCGACAGGAGTGGCCGTGGACGCAGTGATCCTCGCCGCGGGAAGAGGCCAGCGCATGCTGGGATACTCGATGCCGTTCTTTAAGCCGCTTCTTGAGGTTAACGGCATCACGTTGCTGGCCTACGCGGCCGAATACGCGGCAGCTGCCGGCGCAGAGAAGACTATCGTAGTTGTCTCACCACACAACATCACGCAGGTCAAGAAAGTCCTCGAGCCATACTCGTCGTGGGTACAGGTCGTTGTCCAAGACGAGCCGCGCGGGCCGGGACACGCGGCGCTTGTCGGTATCAACGCGCTTGGCGACTCAAAGCGTGTGATGCTGCTCATGAGTGACAACATCATGGACCAAGAAAAAGTAGTTGACATGGCAGTAACAACTGAGATCTCTAACTCAAATGCCGTCGGCACGCGCACGGTGCCAAAAACACAGGCTCATCGGTTTACTAGAGTGAGAAACAGGTGGTCAGACGGCATTACCAGAGACTTGATGTACGAGTTTGCTGAAGGCGCTGCTCTAGAAGACAGTGACTTTGTTGATCCTACAGCGGCGATGCCGTTGGCGGTCGTGTGGTGCGGTCCTGTGGTGATGGACACGCACCGCGCACGTAATGTACTTTCATATGCGTGGAAAGAACGCGGTCAAACAGCGGGAGAGCTGAAGATCGGACCGTATCTAACAGACATACTTAGGTACCCAACCCACCTGTTTGACGTCAACGCGATGGATGTCGGTGTCCCCGCGGCGTTTGAGGCCGCGATCGAAGAGGCGCAGTCGTGAAAGTGCTAGTCACTGGTACCAGTGCGCAGCACTACTCGTCATCTGTAGCGCAGCGCGCGCTTACGTATGCCGGAATGCTGGCAAACGCTGTCCGCCAACTAGGGTACGAGGTCGTGCAGGCAGAAGCAGACGTGTCATGGACACTTGATGACCTCGCAGAATATGACAAGGTGTTTGTAGGCTTGACCTCACCGCTAAGCGTGTCGTCAAACGGAGTCTATGGCGCACTTAACGTCGCATCGTTGCTGCGTGGAGATGAAAGACTCGCGCTGTTCATTGACGCTCCTGAGCCTGGAAAGATATTTGCCGGGCTTAGGTCGATCCAGCGTGACCCACAGAAGTTGTTTAAGCCTTTTTACTCTCGAAGAAGCGGGTACAGCTTGGCACTGGCCGATGAAGGCGCAAAAGAACGAGTCATTGAGTCTGCTCTCGGCCTTCTAACTGCGAAGTGGCCTACGACACTGTGGCCGACGCTTCCGTGGTACAAAGACGCGTCCGACATTGTCGGAGTAAGAGACGGCTTAAAGCACTCGCTTGTCGGGCTGTCGTTTGACGCGCTCTACACGCGCCAACCTGGCACAGAAGCGCTACAACGAGAGAGGACTCGAGCGTGGGGGATCGACCTAACGTCTACTCGATGGGCAAGGTCTATCGCGCACACACTTGGACTACCGCACTCTGGCATCAAAGACAAAAAGCACATGTCTGGAGCAGAAGTCAAGAAAAAGATCGGCTCGCTACTCGGCGTGATACTTACGATTCACGACGACAAGAGGCCTTGGTGGTCGCCGCTATTTGTGAAGTCACTCAACGTCGGTACTCCTGTGGTCACAGAGTGGAAGTATAGCAACACGGCTGGCCCGTCATGGGCCGTCCTCGCCGCGAGGATTGAAAACATGAGTAGGTTAGACGCATACGAACTTTCGGTTCACCAATCTCGCGAATATCTAGATAAGATACCTTCTAGAGAAGAAGCATTAGAAACACTACGACAGGTGATTGACAAACATGACTGATAAGTTATTCGGAAAGTGGCTTGAGGCAACATCTAAGTTGCAGCAAGACTGCTACAACGTTGACTACGCAAAGCTTCACAGCGATGACCATGATTCGCTGCGCGCTGTCATTGAGTACCTGCGGTGGAACATGCTCGCGATCGACGATGAGCTCGCCGAGGTGCGCAAGGCCATCTCGTGGAAGCCTTGGCAGCACGACGACCCGTATGTTGACCGCCGCGAGGTACTTAAAGAGTGCGTCGATGTATTGCACTTTGTCGCGAACATCATCTGCGCCGTCGGCGGGACCGACGAGGAGCTCAACGCTGAGTACCTGGCAAAGATGCAAAAGAACGCAGACCGCCAAAAGAAAGGCTACAAGGTCCTTGACGCCGGCGTGAAGTGCCAACTATGCGCACGAGCGCTCGACGACTACGACACTGAAAGCTGCAGAGAACAAGCATGTCCACAAAGGAGCAAAGATGAAACACGTTGACCTTGACTGGGCTAGCGCGCAACTCGCAAGTGTGCGGGCAAAAAAGTCGGTTGGAGCGTCAGTCATGGCGCTACTCGAGGCGTGGAAAGACCTAAAACACGCCGACAAAGACTCTGCCGAGGTGCTGTCGCTGCTTAGCAAGCTCGCCGTGGCGCACTCGCTGCTTCAAGACGCGTCAGAAGAAGTGTGGGTCGAGGCTAGACCGGGGGCGATATCAGTCGGCGACATCGTGCGGGTTAGGCACGACGCGTATGAAGGAAAGCTCGGCACGCTGCACAACGGGCGCGTCGGAAAGGTCGTCGCGGTGCGCTACGGCGACGTCATCTTTAGGTCAACGGATGAAAAAGTGCCTTTTCTCGACGGAACACACCACTCGCCGCACAAGCTTGAAAAGAGGATCAAGTAATGATTGGAAGTGTGTCTATGACGGTGTATGGCAGCGACTTTGATGCGCTTAAGAAGCAGGCTGTCAAGCAGTGGCGCGAGTTTGTCGGCGACAGCGAGGCCTCGTTGCCGCACGACAGCGAGTTTAAGGTAGAAGAGCACTCAGAAAAAGAGTACAAGGCAACCGTGACAGTGCGGCTGCGGATCACAGAGAGGTAGACATGGCAAAGAAGCTTGAGAGAGAAAAGTGCCTCGACGAGGCCGCGAGGATCATCAACGGCGAGCGCGACAAGCAGTATGGTGGCCCTGAGGAGAACTTTGACAGGATCGCTAAGATCTGGTCGGTTATCTTCGGCATCGAGGTCACAAGAGAGGACGTCGCGATGGCGATGGTCGCGGTCAAGGTCGCCCGCTACGCGTCTAAGTCCGGCTTCCAGGGAGACACCTGGACCGACATCGCTGGATACGCCGCGTGTGGCTACGAGGTGGGTAAGACCTCTTTGACGCAGGCGTGATACGGTAGTCTTCATGTCAAAGCACACATTTGTAGATTGCAACGGACTCGCTGGATTCATGAGCTACGGCTTCGTGAAGTCTGGCATGGAGATGGTTGCCCGTACAGGTACGCTCGACTTTGGCAACCCCGTGGTCGAGGCAAACCGGTCGTTTTTCGGCCAGTCATGGGAAGCGAGCTTTGCAGACGAATCTGATGACTGGCCTCGGCTAAAGACAGACGCTGTTGTCGGCTGCCCGCCATGCTCAGGCTGGTCTGTGTGGTCGTCTCACACTCAGCGCGGACCGGAGTCAAAGGCGCACGAGCACACGCGAGCGTTCATGCGCTATGCCGGCGCGGTCAAGCCGCAGGCCATCGTGTTCGAGTGCGTCCAGCAGGCATACTCAGACGGGCGTGAGGTCATGCTCAAGTACCGAGACATGGTCGAGGAGATCTCTGGCAAGAAGTATGACCTGCACCATGTGCTTCACAACAACCTACAGCTTGGCGGCTTCTCGTACAGGCCGCGCTACTTCTGGGTGGCGGTGCGCCGCGGCATGAAGTTCGGCGTGACAGTTGACGAGCCAAAACGCTTTCCGACGGTCATGGACATCATCGGTGACCTTGAGCACCTGCCGCTACAGTGGTCATCGCAAAAGATCACGGACAAGCCGTCACAATACGTCAAGCACCTCCGCTCAAAGAGCTCGACCGTCGACGGCCACATCGGCGTTAGTGACGGCTCAAAAGCTAAGGTCGAGGACATCTTTGCGATCATCGGCAATGACGGGTGGAAGCCAAATGAGATTCAGCAAGAGGTCCTCAAGGAGGCCGTGCGGCTCAACAACAACAAGTTTCCGCAGTCGTGGCTCGGCTCTGAGAAGAATGTCCGTAGGCGTAAGTTTGTGCTCGGGTACTCACAGCCGGGTCGTTGGGACGGCCGTGGAGTGTGTCGCGTGCTGACAGGAGCCGCGCTGCAGCACGTCGTCCACCCGACCCAACCACGGTTGCTTACGCACCGCGAGGCCGCGCGCATCCAGGGACTGCCTGACGCGTGGACCATCGAGGGAGCGCAAGACTACTCGATGATGAAGGCCACCTGGGGCAAGGCTGTAGCCGCGCAGGCTGGTGCGTGGATCGGAAAGCACGTCGCCGCTTGCCTCGACGAAGAGCAGGGCGGACCGGCAGGAGAAAAGATCGGCGACCATGAGTATATGCACCACACAGACAAGGGCTTTTCACGCGTCTATGTCAAGCGAAAGATGGCCGAAAAGAAGAAATAGGTCTTCCTCAGATTCGGCGCGCGCCGTGGTACAATTAGATACGCAACGACGACACTACATACGGAGCGACATGCAAACATTCTTAACTGACACGGCCTCATTCGAGACGATCGCTAGGCACCTCGACAACAAACGTCTACATAAGCAGACGCTCGAAGGCTGGCAGTGCCTGCTTACCATGACAGGCCTCAACCCTGACGGCACCGACAAGACGACCAAAGGCTGGGCAAACCACCCTGTTGTCCGCATGTGGCGCGGCCACGAAACCGTCTTACTCGCGTACCTAACCGCGACATACTACGAGTGGCGCGGCCGCGGCTACAAGTCGACACTGCTCGAAAAGATGTTCTCTACATATGACCGCGCCGTCGAGCTTGGCCGCATCTCACCAGAGTACACGCTGCCTCGTTGGATGTCCGACGTCGAGTACTACGAGCGCCTGTGCTCGACGCACCGTACCGCGCTGCTGTGCAAGCACTACGACTGGTACAAGCAGTTTGGCTGGACCGAGGACACCGGCGCCGCGCCTGGCACCTACGAATACGCGTGGCCACACCAGGACGGCTACGTACTCGCTGCATAGCGTGCTATTAGATGACATTTCGTGACGCAAAAACAAGATAATTCGGTTTCGCACCACCAAGACATATAGGAGCGTTAGAAGCATATGACAGGCATCATTGACTGGATCAAAGAAGCAAACTGCAAGGGCAAGACTAGCTACTTCTTTGAGAAGGCGTCTGAAAGGCCACAGATGACAGCTAGGAGAGTTGCGGTCGCGAAGTCTATCTGCGCAGGTTGCACTGTCGTCAATGAGTGCCGCGAGTACGCCAGACAGAACGGAGAGCTTGGCGTCTGGGGAGGCGAGACAGCTGACGAGAGGTTTTTAGCCGGGTACTTTGTCGACGACAAGATGATGCACCGCCGCATGCGTGCTAGAGAATACAAGGCAAAGCGCCGCGCGCTGAGCCTAAGCGCGATAGTATCTGAGAGTGAAAGACACGCGAAGAGGTGAGTCGCTTTGGTCAGAGTGGACCGGTGAACTGTACGAAAAAGAGCGTAGTGGCTCTGTAGTCTTTTACACCGTCGAGCACGTCGACATCGAGAACGATGTAGTCCGCAGGGCCCTCGCGTCTGCCGTGCAGCGTGAAGGACTTGTGGATACACTGGGAGAGGCGTTTAAGACAGTCGAGACCGGACTCTGCGTGCACTCATACGCCGGTGAGCTCGACGAAGCTAAAGACTACGCGATATGCAATGACAGAGGAGAGACATCGCTCGGTGACACGGTCGAGGAGCCGGTCCCAGTAACACTTGTAGAGTTGTAAAGCTGTGAGTATCTTTTCTCTAGGAGATGTTTCATGGCACGGCCGTGCGCGGTGCGCGGACAAAACTGAAGAAGCTAGGTCGATAAAAGAACTGTTCTTTTCTTCGGAACTTGACGAGCAGCACCGCGCTTGCAACTTCTGCTTTGGTTGTGATGTGCGGCAAGAGTGCCTCAAGTGGGCGCTTGATACAAAGCAGCTGTGGGGTGTCTGGGGAGGAAGGACAGAAGACGACATTCGCCGTGCGCTGTCAGTCTCACATACCGGGCAGGAGATCCGCAGACGCAGGTCGCCGCAGTGCCCGTACTGCAGCGCTCGACCGGTGCACCTCAGTGTCACAGAGCACGAGCTTGACGGAGGCGGTAGGTGGTCTACGACAAAGATCGTGACGTGCGAAAAGTGCGGCTTTAACTGGAAGAGCAGGACAAGCGCAAACGCTGTGAACGCCTACCACGCTTCGCGCGAGGCAAAGATGCGCAAGAAAAAAGAACGAGAAGAAAAGAAACGACTAAAAGAAGAAAAGAAAAAGAAAGCTACTTGATCGCCCAGCAGCGCGTGTCTGTCTTCAGCACGTTGACCTCGTAGTGAGAAAATATCTTTAACTCAGCCTCGAGCATCGTAGATGTGACATTTTTGTAGTATTCCCAGTCGCGTATCGGGTTTTCGTCAATTGCCGAGTGCGGTGGACGGCCTTCTCCGGCCATGGTTGCGACAAACATCCCGCCTGGTACAAGGAGCGAGTGCGCGTTTTTGACGATCTTCGGCCACAGCGGCGTGTGCTCGAACACCTCGGCGCACACGACGGTGTCATATTTTTTGTCACTGCTGTAGACGCTTGCGTCGGCCACGAGGTCTACTCCGGGGCCTTCTTGGACATCGATGCCGAGGTAGGACCCTCCGTCGCGCACGAGCTCGTCAAACAGTGACCGGACGCTGCCGTTGATGTCGAGGCTGCCTATCTCTAGGACGTGGTTTCCACTTGACTTTGGGTTGGCAGTCTCCTTGTGAGTAGCAAGCGCTCCGCGCACCCAGGTAAGCACATCACCATGCATTTGAGTCCTCGATTCCCCATTTGACGCAGAACTTGAGCTTGTCGTCTTGCACCGTCTTCACAAAGTCAGCCGGCGGGTCGTTGTCGACCGTCGCAGACGAGTTGCCACTACACCTGGCCAGACTCGTGATGACAGCGCGCTTTTTCTTGACCCTTAAGACGTGCAGCAGCACGTCGTTGTCGCCGTACCACCACTTCATCGACTCGTCAAAGCGCCAGTCGACGTCTTTGCCTAAGACCATGCAGAACCCCGCGAGGCCGCCGGTGCCGTCGTACCTGCCGTTGCAGACCGTCCTCACGTCCTGGCAGATGTCCTTAAACTTGCGGTAGTCGTAGGCCGGGCACGCGAGCCCGATGCTTTTGTCGTAGGCGAGCAGCGACGCAAGCGTGCCGATCGTTGTGTCTGAGATCGTGACGTCGTCGTTGACAAGTGCGAGTGCCGTTCCAAGCCGTGACGCCGCCTCGGCGCCGATGTTCCACATCGCGTGGATTCCAGCGCCAAGCGGCACCTTATGCAGCTTAACGTCATTAAACTTCTCGTCTCTCAGCAGCTTGCTGTACTCTTCGTGCGCCTCGTCTCCATCGGCCACAAGCATCACTCTCTTGACCTGTGGGTCCTTGACGAGCTTTTCAATGACACTCAGGCAACCGCTGAAGTTTGACTTCGAAGGAACGACGGCGACCACCGGCTCAGGCCGCGTGTCGCGCAGCATCATCGCTAGGTTCGCCTGGAGGCGCTCGTCGTTCGGAGAGATCGCCAGCGCGTCTCGCAGGTGCGAGATCGCGGCGTCTTTCTGGCCGACGTGCCACGCGCTGATGCTCGCCAGGTCGTGCGGCAGCGAGCCCCACGCGGTCGCATCGTTGATATACACGAGCGGCTTTTCCTTGATCGTCAGCGCACGCCGTGCGGCCGACAGGCAGTTCTCCCAGGAGCGCCTGCCGTAGTAGTGGGTCGCGAGCTCGACCCACGGCTCGCGAAACTCAGGCGCCTCGGCGCATGCGCGCAGCAGCCACGTCTCGGCCTCGTGCTTCTCGATCTTGGCCAGGTAGCGCATGGACGCCGCCCGCTCGGCGCGCCAGGTCGCGGTCGGCAGCGCGAGGTGCCGCTTGAACTCTCTCTGCGCCTCCTCGTTCTGGCCGTAGAAAAACAGCTCACGCGCGTAGTAGTATGCGTTGCGGTCGTCCATCGGACGCTCGTCAACCGCCTTCTTGAGCAGCGGCAGGTACTGGCCGCGTGACTTTGATCGGTCGGCAAAGTGGTGGATCTCCATGCCGATCCAGTTTTGGACCTCGCCGTCTGTCGGCGCCAGGACCTCGTGCACCGGATGCACCCAGCGGTATCCACGGCGCGCGTGCACCTTGTCGGCGCCGTACACAAGCCCCTCGCTGCCGTCTGGGTTCCAGTTCCAGACATACTTGTAGCGCGGCCGCGTCGTGCCGGGCGGCGTCTTTTCGAGGTGCTCGCGCCAGCCTGAAACGAGGACCTCGTCCATGTCGAGCGCGATGCAGAAGTCAATGTCCGCCGGAATCAGCGCCAGCGACGCGTTGCGCGCGTCGTCAAACCGCCAGGGCTTGACGGTGAGCTGCGCAACGTGAATACCGAGCTCACGGGCCCGCTCGACGGTCCCGTCTGTCGAGCCGGTGTCGGCGATCAGCAGGTAGTCTGCGTCCTTCGCTGACTCGTACCACGGGTCAACGAACTTTTTTTCATTAAGTGCTATGGTGTAAACTGCGATTTTCATCTTAAGATACACAATACTATGACTTGTCTTGTTAGTATTGCCTTAGACACAGAATATTGTCTTTAAGACGTAAGAGGTTTAACCGCATGGAGATCACAGTAGCTGGAAGCAAGCCAAATATGGCCCCAAGAGGCGGTCATGCTCTTAAACAGTACGCTTTTCTGTCTGGACTGCCGCGATCTGGAAGCACACTTCTTGCGTCAATACTTAATCAAAACCAAAAACTGCACGCTGGAGCAAACTCTCCAATGTGCGGCATGATGTGGAACCTTGAACGTAGCATTGTTGCTTCAGAACAGTTCAATGCCTACCCAAAGATGCACGTAGTCCCGCCGATGGTTCTTGGAGTTCTTGAGTCTTTTTATTCTGACAGAACCGAACCACTAATTATTGATAAATCGCGAGAATGGGCGATGCCTCAGCACTTTGAGCTGCTAAAGCGCATTTTGCCGTATGAGCCAAAAATTATCGTGTGCGTCCGTTCAATCATTGAGATTCTTGCCTCATTTATTAACTTGGTGAACAACAACTCCGGCAACGCCTCATTTATTGACAGAGAGATAGAGGCCCACAAGCAGGTTCACTTCTACCACCACCCACACGAAACTCGTTGCGACAGCTTGATGCGAGCGGGCGGGCCGATAGACAATGCGCTATATGGAGTCGCCTTTGCGTCGCAACCGGAAAACAAGCCATATTTCCATATCGTTGAGTACTCGGATGTTGTGGCAAACACAAAACAGACAATTGACGGTATATACAATTTCTTGGGCATTGAGCCGTTCGAGCATGACTACTCAAACATTGAGAACAAATTCCACGAAAGAGACGAGACATACGGACTTTATGGCATGCATGACGTTCGGCGCAGATTGTCGCGCAGCACCGTAAATGTTGCGGAAGTTTTGCCGCCTCGCGTGATTCAGAAGTACGCAAACATGGAGTTCTGGAGAAATAGTGGCAACATCGGTTGATGTAATTATTGCGACTCCGGGCTCAATGATGGAGTCTGCGTACGTGCGCAGCCTTGTGAACACGATGGCGTTTTTGACCGAGCGCGGCATTTCTTTCCACTATGCGAATAGATACACATCCAGGGTTGCGGCGGCACGCGAAGCAACGGCGATGGATTCTGACTTTCTTGATGCATTCAACAACGCTCCGCTGTCGGGGAATGTCCAATACAGGAAGATATTTTGGATTGACAGCGACATGTCTTGGGAGCCATCTGACTTCTATGCCCTCTACAAGTCTGACCTAGACATTGTTTCTGGTCTGTATTTGAGCGACCATGGCGTTCCAATGTTTACACCGATGTCCGAAAAAGACGACATCAGGGCGATGATTTCGGCGACTGAACCACAGGAAGTCATGGGTGCTGGGTTCGGGTTTATCTGCGTGAAACAAGGGGTGTTTGAAGCAATGCCTCGCCCGTGGTTTGATACTCAGTTCGCCAAGATTGTTGATGAGGCGACCGGGAAAGAAGTGTTCATCCCATTTGGCGAAGATTACTCCTGGTGCATTTCCGCGCGCAAGTGCGGATTCAAGGTGCATCTTGACCCGCTTACAAAAGTCACTCACAACAAAAAGGTACCAATCAAACCATGACCAAACTGATTCAGTTTGAACCGACCACGGAAGATGCTGGTCTTTTGTATGAAGCACCATCTCCGGCGATAGAGAACCTGCCAAGTTGGTACAGGAATATGGCTCTGCACATAAACGGCGAAAAAGAAACGGCGCTGGACAAAGATGGGGTTGCAACAAGCAACCTCACGCTGAAGGGCTGCATTCCGTTTTTGGATGCAATGACATCTGGGTATGTGTTTACCCTTCCATGCGACATGGAGATTCGCAAAAAAGATGGAATGGTCGGACTTCGCTGGGCAACGAATCAAGACCTCATTGGGCAGCATGGACCAGACCAAGCGCCAGGATTACCTGCGCCACATGGTGCAATCAACAGCATTTTAAAGTGGCGTCCAGGCTGGAGAGTCGCTACACCTCCTGGATACAGTTGTTTGTTCGCTCATCCACTGAACCGTTTCGACCTTCCGTTTGTAACTATTTCTGGCGTCGTGGATACAGATTCATACAAACTCGGCGTCGAGTTCCCGTTTCGTCTATTGGAGACCGATAAAGATGTATTCATCCTCGAAAAGGGCACTCCCGTCTGCCAGGTCATTCCGTTCCGACGCGATGACTGGAAGAGCGAAGTCATTCCTCTTGACAAAAAAGAGCAGAAGCGTCAGGGGTTCATCTTGAAGGGGAAAATCGTTCGTTCGTATCAGTTGCAGTTTTGGAAGAAGAAGTCATACAAGTAATGACGCCGATTCCGGTCGTAATAATCCCGGTGCTTAATCGGTTTGACATGCTTGAGCAGAGTCTGCAATGCATGGATTATCCGATTGACAATATTCTGATTATCGACAACAGCAATTCGTATTCGATGTCGACAGACCTCAAAGTTCATGAAAATCTGAAGAACACCAAATGCCAGATACTCAATATGCCCGCCAATATGGGCGTAGCCGGGTCGTGGAACCTGGGAATAAAGTGCTTTCCCCATGCACCCTACTGGCTCATCTGCTCAAACGACAACCACTGGATGCCAGGTGGCTTAGCAGAAATGCAGAGATTATCGGCGCCAGACAAGATGGTGATGTCGAATCTTGCTTTTAATGCGTTCTCGCTGGGTAGTGAAATAGTCAAAAAGATAGGTCTATTCGACGAGAACTTCCATCCCGCCTACAGTGAAGATACTGACTGGCGACTCCGCATGAGATACGCAGGACTGGAGGACAATATCGTCTGGTCTACTGCTGCGATTTATCAAGTTCAGGCTTCCTTGACCGTGCATAGCGATAGGAAGTTCTACGAAAAAAACGTGTTCACCAACAAGCAAAATGCCGACTATCGAATAGCCAAATCAGTTCCAGAAAACCCGCACATCAACTGCATGCAGTATGACCTACAGCGACGAATAGACCACGAGTGGCTTGACTAATTAACGTAGAGATGGCGCGGATATTCGTGGGCGTAATGGTTCAATCCGGTGGTGTGAAAACTGTAAAGAGAGCCACCGCCGCTACCAATCCAAAACTCTCTGTTTTGGCGTATGCCACTGCTCAGATATGAATCATCAAGTTTGTTGATGTAATCAGAATTCGCCCACCAAAAATTGCCTGAAAAATGCGGGAAATACCCGTAATAACAATGGTCCATATACAAACACCCAACGGCATCGTGTTCTTCTAGTTTTTTTACGCATTCCTGCCACCGCTCAATGCAGTAATACTCCATTATTTTGCGCCAGTCATGCGTTGATTGCATCGGTTGTGTTATCCCTTTTGTATGCATGTACAGGACTTTCCATCCTGGATTGCTGACGCAGAAGTCACGAAGTGAAACCAAAGTTGGTGTTTCTTCGTTCAGCGGTTCAGTGTTTTTGACAAATCTGAACTTTTCATGTGATTCAGGGACATCGTCACCATTCACGCCAACATGAACGAACTGGCACTCATCAACCAAGCCTGAATCATTCAGCAGGGACGACTGTCCGTTGAAAAATGAACGCCAATCACCATGTTGATACAAGTGATAGAAGATGGCGATATTCGCCATTAAAACTACGACTTATAAACGCAAATGATGTAGTCGTCGCTCGGAGCATCCTCTTCTGTCTCGACGGGAGGCTGTTGTTCGAAATCCATCTTCTTTCTTGGCGAGCGAGACTCAAATACTTCGTATGTGTATCCACCACCGGTCAGATACTCTTCAAGCGAAGCAACCGTCTGTTGCCATCCGTTGTTGCCCGGGTTGTCCGACTGGCAATCCTCGATGATGTAGACACCGCCGCTCTTTACCGCCGGGAAGAGATTTGAGAACGTGTTGACGGTTGGTCCGTACATGTGCGACGCATCATCGATAACCACATCAAACTCAACTGGAAACGCAGCCTTGAGAGCGGTCAGCGAGTCCGTGTTTGACTGGTCTGCATACATCATCTGGATGTTGTCGCGATTGAACAACTGCGATTCTTTTACATCGGCGCCGTAAATGTTTGCCTCTGGGTAAATCGCTGCCCAAGCAGTCAGGTCAGTATGCTGCAATTCGTTAAGAAACAATCCAACTTCAAGAAAGTTATTAACGGTTACTTCTTCAAGGACGTGGGCATAGGCCTTGTGATAGTCATGCCCGCTAGCCTTGTCTGAATATGAGGCACACAACGCATTGTGGAGTTGTGCGGCGAATGTTTCGTTGTATTCGTATGTTCCTGCAAGTCTCATAGGTCTTATAATACCACGTATTAAGAGGCTGGGAGTTGGCGTTGTTTTGTATAGAATGGCCATCATGGATAAACCGCACTTTCCCGTAGTTATTTGCACCCCAGGGCACAGCATGACGGCTTCGTACGTCAGGAGCCTGCTAAAGACCACCTATGTCCTGAACCAGCAAAACATCCCTTGGAATTTTATGAATGAGTACTCATCTCACGTGGCCGACGCCAGAGAGCGAACCGTAGGGGGGACTGCGTTCAACGATAGACACCAGCAAAAGCCCGGAAACGGGGAATGGACATATGACAAGTTGTTCTGGATTGACTCCGATATCGAATGGGAGCCAGACGACTTCTTTCGCCTGATGCAGTCGGATAAGCAGGTGATTTCAGGTTGCTACATGTTGGAAGACGAAACCGTGACTGTTTATCACGAACCGATGGGTCCAGCAATGCACAAAAACGATATATTAAAACTTAAGTCTCCGTTCAAGTGTGCTGGAGTTGGATTCGGCTTCTTGGCGGTTCGTTCTGGGGTATTTGAGCGCATGGAAAGACCGTGGTTTGGCTCCACGTGGGTGGATGTAAAGAACGAACAGACTGGAGAATTCGAGCGTAAGTTCCCGCTGGTCGGGGAAGATTTATCGTGGTGCACGAAAGTTCGTGAGATGGGTGTTGATATTTGGGTTGACCCGCTCGTTCGGGTTGGTCATCAAAAGACGATGAAGTTGCGCTGGCCGCAATGAACGTAATTCCACCGCGTGGCGGCTCTGACATTATGGAGCAGGGCTTGCGCAAGCGCATCAATTTTGATGATTACAACGTCAATCTGATTCTTTCTCGATGCACCGAAGACCAAATTGTTGATGGGAAAATCAACATCCTTTGGCAACACTTGAACTACAACGAACCGTTAACCCAAGGGATGAATAATAAATTCTTCACCCGTGCGATTGACGAATGGGTATACGTATCTCATTGGCAACATGAAAAGTTCCGTTATGTTTATCATTGCCCGGTTGAAAATGCTCATGTAATCAAAAATGCCATTGACCCGATTGAATATCTGCCGAGACCTAAGGGCGAGAAATTTAAATTGATTTACACATCAGCGCCATTTCGTGGACTAAATGTTCTGCTTGACGCATTTGAATTGCTCAATAGGGATGACACAGAACTTCATGTTTATTCTTCAACCATTGTTTATGGAAGCGGTTATAACGCTGCTCACTCCGCGCAATACAAACCTTTGTTCGAGCGAGCGGCAAATATAAAGAATGTTATTTACCATGGATATGCACCGAATGATGAGGTAATTAAGGCGTTGCAATCTGCTCATATATTTGCCTATCCGAGCATGTTTGAAGAAACTTGTTGCTTGGCAATGATTGAGGCTGGCGCTGCTGGATGCTCACTTGTTGGGCATAATCTTGGAGCGCTGTATGAAACAGGTGGAGAATTTGCAACATTGGTTCCGATAAGAATTGACGATAAAACGTTGGCAGAGAAATACGCCAATGCGCTGAATTCAACACTTGATAATTATTGGGATAATCAATCAATCCTTCAAAAACAATCCGAATACTTCAACCATTTTTATTCGTGGGACAGGATTGTTCAGCAGTGGAAAGTATTGCTGACTAGGCAGTAACCGTCTTTTTTTCAACAATCGCTGTTGCTGCTGAGTTGGACAAGAACGCATTACCAACTGTTGCAGTTAATTTAATTGAGCGTTCTGCTGGGTTTTCTGTACGAAGTTGACCGGCACCCCCACCAGCAACCCAAAGATTGTTTGCATAAGTAATGACATTAATACCAGTTGTACCGAAGGTAGAGGTTACTGTTGTCCAGGTGATTGAATCAGTTGAGACACGAACTTGACCAGCACTCCCACCAGCAACCCAAAGACCATTGCCGTAAGAGATTTTATTTATTATAGTATTACCAAAGTTTGATGTTCTTGTTGTCCAAGTGATTGCGTCGGTGGAGGTACGGATTTGACCAGCATATCCACCAGCAACCCAAAGGTTGTTGCCGAAGGCAATGGAGGCAATAAAACTAGTTCCAAAGTTTGATGTTCTTGTAACCCAAGTTATTGCATCAGTTGAGGTGCGAAGTTGACCGTAAACTCCAGCTGCAACCCATAGATTGTTGCCAAAGGCAATGGAACGGATGTTTGTATTGCCAAAATTTGATGTGCGGGTCACCCAGGTGATTGCATCAGTAGAAGTGCGGAGTTGACCGCTGTATCCTCCAGCAACCCATAGATTGTTGCCGTAGGCGATGGAGAAGATGTTTGTATTACCAAAGTTTGATGTTCTTGTTGTCCAAGTGATTGCGTCGGTGGAGGTACGGATTTGACCGGAATTACCTCCAGCAACCCAGAGGTTATTGCCGTAGGCAACAGATTTAATATTTGAGTTACCAAAATTTGATGTCCGTGTGGTCCAGGTTATTGCATTAGTTGAGGTACGGAGTTGACCGGCATATCCACCGGCTACCCAAAGATCATTGCCGTAAGAGATTTCATTTATTGTAGTATTTCCAAAGTTTGATGTTTGTATAGTCCAGTTATATGAAAAAAACAAACTTATGGTTGCTGGAACCGATGCTGGTGGATTCAACACAGGAGAAGTACGGAGTTGACCGGAATTACCTCCAGCAACCCAGAGGTTATTGCCGTAGGCAACTGAATATACAGGGTTATTTTCAAAGTTTGATATTTGCGTTACCCATGTAATAGCATCTGTCGAAATACGGATTTCACCACCCCCACCGGCTACCCATAGATTGTTGCCAAAGGCAACGGAGTCAATGGATAAATTTCCAAAGTTTGATGTTCTTGTTGTCCAAGTGATTGCGTCAGTTGAAGTACGAAGTTGACCGGCACCCCCACCAGCAACCCATAAATTGTTGCCATAGGCAACTGACTGAATAGCCGTATTTCCAAAATTTGAGGTTCTTGTTGTCCAAGTGATTGCGTTGGTGGAGGTACGGATTTGACCATAGTAGGCACCAACAACCCAAAGATTGTTTGCGTAAGTAACTGAAAGGATTGGTGCATCAAATGGTTGAAGATTTAATGTCCGTGTAGTCCAAGTAATAGCGTCAGTCGAAGTACGGAGTTGACCGTAAACTCCAGCTGCAACCCATAGGTTGTTGCCGTAGGCGATGGATAAGATGCCTGTATTACCAAAATTTGATGTTCGTGTTGTCCAAGTAATCGCATCGGTGGAAGTGCGGAGTTGACCGGTGTATCCTCCAACAACCCAAAGGCTGTTGCCAAAGACAACGGAACGGATTACTGCGCCATAAGTACCTACAAAATTTGAGGTTCTTGTAACCCAAGTGATTGCATCAGTAGAGGTACGGAGTTGACCGTAAACTCCAGCTGCAACCCATAGGTTGTTGCCAAAGGCAATGGAACGGATTCCTGATGTACCAAAGTTTGAGGTTCGTGTTGTCCAATTCCAAACACCAGAATATTCTTCTCTGTTTGTCAAGGATGAGGCATATTCATGAGCCGATACGTAAGCGCCATTTTCTGTAACAAGATACTTTTTAGCAGTATTACCAGTATTGCCTTGATAGATGGTCAGTAAATAATCTACCGATTTGGCTGTACCAGACAAAACTGAATCAAGTGTCGTTTCTGACAATGTATCAATAACTGTCTTGGTAACAGATATAGAGATATTATCTCCGATATCCAACCCATTTTTTACTTTAAAATTTTTATCAGCCATCTCTGTTCACTCTCCCGTTGATGTATATATAATAATATCAGATCTCTTTTTAAAGAGCGGTTTTAAGTACCTTTACCTGAGCACTAGTGGTTGCTGCATCTGTAATTGTTGCACGAAGCCTTACATCAGAACCCAAAATATCAGCAGAAAGGGTTACTGGGATTTCGTAAAGAGCGGTGTTGGTGGCAGAGGTGCGGAGTTGAGCGAGATTGCCACCAGCAACCCAGAGGTTGTTGCCGAAGGCGATGGAGAAGATGGCTGTATTCCCAAAGTTTGATGTTCGTGTTACCCAAGTGACTGCATCGGTGGAGGTGCGGAGTTGACCGGAATTACCTCCAGCAACCCAGAGGTTATTGCCGTAGGCAATGAGGTTGATGTTTGTATTACCAAAGTTTGATGTTCTTGTTACCCAAGTTATTGCATCGGTAGAGGTGCGGAGTTGACCGGAATACCCGCCAGCAACCCAAAGACCATTGCCGAAAGCAATGGACTGGATGCCTTCATTGCCAAAGTTTGATGTTCGCGTGACCCATGTTATTGCGTCAGTCGAGGTACGGAGTTGACCAACAACCCCACCAGCGACCCAAAGGTTGTTGCCGAAGGCAATGGAGCGGATGCCTGTATTGCCAAAGTTTGATGTTCGCGTGACCCATGTTATTGCGTCTGTTGAGGTACGGAGGTTGCCGACAAATCCACCAGCAACCCACAGGTTGTTGCCGTAGGCGATGGAGTTGATAATTCCAAAAAAATCATTTGTAAAGTTTGATGTTCTTGTTACCCAAGTGACTGCATCGGTGGAGGTGCGGAGTTCACCATAATAGCCACCAGCAACCCAAAGGTTGTTGCCGAAAGCAATGGACTGGATGTTTGTATTCTCAAAGTTTGATGTTCTTGTTACCCAAGTTATTGCATCGGTGGAGGTGCGGAGTTGACCATAAGAACCGCCAGCGATCCAGAGGTTGTTGCCGAATGCAACGGAGTTGATGACTGTATTACCAAAGTTTGATGTTCGCGTTACCCAAGTAGTTGCGCCACTTCCCGGAACAGCCTCTGTTGCCCCCATTGATAGTTCGCCATATTGAACAAGGTCAACATTGGAGCCATCATGTAGAGAAAGTGCTTTGGTGGAGTATCTGCGATTACCCTGTGTAATTTTTACTGTAAATTCAGCGGCATCAGAACCAGACAGCGGCAATAATGCGATGGTTGTCGCAGAATTTGATGTAAGTGTAGTTTCATCTATTGAAAACGACGATGCGCCGGTTGGACCCGTGCCACCCTGAGGACCAGTCGGACCGGTGACACCTTGGATGCCCTGCGGACCGGTCGGACCGGTGTCGCCTGTTGCGCCGGTTGGACCCGTGCCACCCTGAGGACCAGTC